GCTCTGATAGGTGTGGTAACATAGTGTGCTGTCACATTTTGGGAGGCTCCCAAAAAATAAACACAACAAAATCAATAGTTTAGCCGTGTTACTAGAGTACGGCGGATTTAAGACGTTTTCAGCCCCTCTGAAGCCGCGCCTCTGATTTTGTCGTGCCATGATAGCGACGCGCAAGAGTTCGCAAACGTTCTAAAAAAAAGTACCACATTGGCGAACGTATCGTAAATATGCAGGATTTTATTCAGACGAACTGGAAGCCCGTATGTAAATATGTTTAGCGTAGGCTAACATTGTTAGTGTTGGCGGCTTCACTGCTATGGGTGGCATTCGGCTAGACAATCGATGGGATATGGTAACGTAATGTGGTTTCTCAATAGTTGTGTAGCAGCTCCATCTCGCCCTCGCACACCCTTTGATTGACCATAGCACAACTATATATAGTAGCATAACATAGTAGTGGCACATCATATAGTAGTGTGTGGTACTAGAGTAGTATGTGGTACTATGGTATGTCTATCGGAACGTGTGGTACGGGGGTACAGGTAGGGGCCACCACGGGGGGAACCGGTTATTCTCAGCCTCTCCATAAAATTTGGGGAATTTGACCATGGGACATAATGTCGCACTTAGCAGTGTGGCAGTTTTGCTGCGCGGTACAGGCTGGTGGGACCTACGGGTAACAAAACCGTAAAACAACTATATAACGAAACCTTTATATAATTTTATGTAATAAAAACAATAAGTTAAATTGCGACATACTGCCCCACTTGACAACATGCTTGACATGTGCTATAATGTATATATAATAACAACTAACGTTAAGATACATGATATCTCGTATCGATTAATTAAGCGCTTTAATTACAGATTTAATTAAAAATGGGTATAAAAAGACACTAGTTAAACTATTAAAAAATGTTTTGCCAATGTCGTAACAGACAGATACGAGATATCATATAGGACTTAATTAATCGTTATTATTAAATCTGTCTTAATTAAATCCTGTATTTCTCCTAAAGAGTTTTAGGACTGATACGAGATATCATATAGTTAAACGGGCCTTAGACATAGCTTTTCAACCCCGATTTGACATTTTAGGATTTTTAGCTATAACTATGCGTGAAAAATCAAAACTAGACGAATTTTACGAAGCCGCTGTTAATAACAAGCTTGAAGACCTTCACCTTTATTTGTCCGACATCTATTATATCCGGGCCTTTTTTAAGTATGAGAAAGGTTTGGATTTTTCATTGGAACATATTCAAGAGGCAGTAACGGAATTTGAGGCCGAGAGAAAAAAGAGTGACGTCGGGCGGAAGGTTTCGGGCTCCGACAACAAGTCTGACGGATGCGCTGAAAGCGAATAGTCGCGGCGGTGAAGGTGCTAGCTTCTACCACCCTAACGTCGGTCATATGTCTCCGTCTGAACTAAAGAGTATTCATAACATGATGAGTGCCCGCGGCTATACAGCGGGTGATATGATGCAGTTCTTCGAGATGGCGACACCCCGACAGCTGCAGCGGTTACAATACAATGCAGGAGGCTACGTGACCAAAAGCAAGAGGTCAGACTCACCTGCTAGACGCGCGCTTTTAGACTATCTTAAGGCCGAAGGCCGCGTATCGCAGATGCTATAGATACCTGTAACAAATAAGGAAACAGACTAAGATGGCTTATAAATATACACCGAATCCGATAATTGAAGAGCATGTCCGTAGAGCGGCTGAACGTTCAGCTAAGCAAAAAGCTAAAGCTGAGAGTAACAGAATACGCCGAAAAGGTACCAGTAATCTCAAAAAAAGTCTGGAGGCAGCCAAACAGCGGGGCGTTAATAAAAAAGTTATTGATGCGGCAAAGAACCCTAAAACATCTGGCCCCTCTCGAACGGGTGTGGAAAATGTACGGAAAGTTCTGGATCGTGCTGCTAGACCTGTTAAAACCACTATACCGCGCCCGTCTGCAGCACAACTTCGTGATCCTACCTTCGTTCGGCAGCAGGGCAATCAAGCAGTAAAAGATGTAACAGCAAAGTTTAGTAAGAAAGTAGCAGCGTACGCTACACGATGGGGTATTAAAGCTCTGCCGGTAGCTGTCCGTGCCGTATCTGCAGCAGCCTCATTAGGCGCAATCGGTCTGACGGCATATTACGGCCCTGAAACTATCCGTGCACTGCACAGCGTAGCTTTCCGTCCCCGTACTGATGAAGAGATGGCACGGAACAAAGACTGGCGTAAACAGCGTGCCGCACTTGAAAAAGAGATGCGTGAGACTCTCACAAACTCTCCCGAAATTAAAGCTCTTGATGCCACTGCTGGACGTAAACAAGTAGAAGCCACTATTAAAGAGTGGAAGAAGGGTCTCGGGAACGAAAGGCAGTGGAAAGCGTTCAGTTCTAAGATGCCCAAAGCTCGTGAGACGGAAGAAGCCGAAGGCCGTCTCGTACGCCGCGGTGAAAGTGAGCTAGACAGCCGCGCATCAACCGTTCCTAACGAATATAATCGCAATAGTGACTGGATGCGTGAGAGCGATTATGCTCGTGAAGCAGCTGACTGGCTTCTCGGATCAGAGCAAGCACGGGAGCTATTCAGGAGTGAACGAAATAGAGCCGCTGAGCAGCGTGATCCGCGTGAAGTAACAGCTTCCACACCCCGTGAAGTAGCCGCTTCCGCACCCCGTGAAGGCGGCGGTTCAACGTATCGCGGAACTATGATGGCATCTCAGCGGAGCCCCCGCGAAGCTGCGTCTCGTGACGCTGCTCTAGCTCAAGCCTCAGCTGCTCAGTCTGCTACAGCCCGTCAACCCTCTAGTGGCGGTGACGGGCGCGGTATGGTGCCTCGGCGTCGGCCTGTCCAGCAGCCCAGTCCTGTCCCGCGGCCCCGTCCTGATCCGCGTAGCACTCCGGTACAGAGGCGTGTATCTAGTAAGCAGGTTCCAGTAGAAGGCAACCCCCGTACAATCCGGGTAGCTGGCTATGATATCGATGTTCGGGATGATTATTCGTATCCGGGGGATGATTATGCCCGCGGTGGTTATGTTAGGCGACGGGTCTAAATTCGTATATGGTACACACATCTCCCACAAAAAACTACACAATTGGTGTAGCTGTAGCTTCAACAAGCGCGGGAGCTGGTGCAACAGTCCTATACACCTGCCCCGCCAACTTTACAGCACGCGTAGTCCTGTTGAATTATGCTAACGTAGTAGGGACTACACAGACGCTGACTGTAGAATTTTACCATGTGGAAGACGCTTTGTACACCAGTCTAGCGCAAGACTTGTCGGTAGATACAGCTATATCTGGTAAAATTCTGTGCTCCGGAGATGTTCTGTATCTGCATAGTGGGGATAAGCTAGTAGCATCTACAAACTCAGCTAACGCGTTTGATATTATTCTTTCTGTAGAAGAGCTTAATGCACGCTACAGCTTTGCAGCATAAAATGTAGCGTATCAGAGACACTAAAGGTTTTAGAATGGCAACTCGACAACGAAATTACCGTGAAGAATATGATGAATATCACGGTACAGCAAAACAAAAGGCTCGGAGAGCGTCTCGCGGTAGAGCACGGTATGAACTAGAAAAAGCAGGTCGTGTTCGAAAGGGCGATGGTAAAGAGGTAGATCATAAAAACCTCAATCCAATGGATAATCGCAGGTCAAATTTGAAAGTGGTTAACAAGACTACTAACCGGAAAAAACAACCTGCCACTAAAGGTCGAAAAACATGATTATTAAAGAGGCTGTATTAGTCTTTGTATTGCTAACGGTAGACTTTGAAGGTACGGTAAGTCGAGATGTAGCTGTTGTTTCGTCTTGCCCACCGCCTTCACAAGTCGTTCCAATGATGGACGCACAAATTGAGGCTGGCAATCTTAAATCATATGTTGTGACTTGTAGTCCAGCAGCAGCAGCCCGCGCGGAAGAGGATAAACAGTCATGAAGCAACTATGGCCTATAATCGAAATGGTGCGCAGCAAATCCCCTATTCTTGGTCCGCTAACTGCACTGCTCGTTTTAGTAATTGTAGCTAACCTTGCAGGTGTTGATCTGAGCTCCGTTATTCAGCTTTGTAAAGAGGCAGCAATCTGTGAATAAAACTACTATACTGATTATTGGCGGTCTAGCTCTTGCTTTGGCAGCGTGTGAAACCGCAACTACGGAAAAGATTGGTTCCCCTGTTGAGCCGATTAAACTTACTAATGCTCCCGGCATGAACAGCTTCGCTATTAACATGAATAGTGTGAATGGTATTCCGGAGAGTGTTCTAGTTAGTCTCGGTAAAGACGAGACGGAAGTGTCTTTCAAGACTACGTATGAGTTTCCAGATGGCCGTCGTGTCACATGGGATTACAACGTAGGCAATTCGAAAGGTTCTGACCAGACTCGTGCTGTGCTAGCGACTATGGAAGCCATTGCTACTGCTCAAGCCGAAACTGCACAGGCTCTCGGGCCAGAAGCTATGAAAGCTCTTGTTGAAGGTCTGAAAATCGGCTTTGGAGCACCTTAATGGAGGACAGGCAACTCTCTCCACATTTTCACATCGATGAGTTTAGCTGCAAATGTGGTCAGTGCGAATTTCGTAATGGTGTGATTAAGCCTTATCATATTGATCCGCATCTTATTGAAGTGCTGGAGTATGTGCGGAAAGCCTTTAACTCCCCTGTATCTATTACTAGCGGTAGGCGCTGTGTAGATCATAATAAGGCAGTAGGGGGTGTTTCCAAAAGCCAACATCTAAACGGCAGGGCGGCTGATATTGTGGTAACTAATCGTGACACACGTCACGTTTTTGAACTACTGTTGAACCATCCCAACGCTGAGCAGATGGGTCTCGGTATCTATAATCAGTTTGTGCATGTAGATACTCGTGGTTATAAAGTCCGATGGGGGAAAGACAAATAATGGGATATCAGAGAAAAAAGAAAAAAGAACTAACGGAAAAGCAGCAGAAGTTCATTGATGTCCTATTCGATGAAGCTGGCGGGGATTTGGCTACCGCTAAGAGTATGTCGGGGTATAGTTCTGAAACTCGTTTAGCAGATATTACCCGTGGTATCAGTGATGAAATTATTGATGCTGCCCGAGAGTATCTGGTTCGAAACACACCCCGTGCGGCTCGGACTATTGTCAACGTTCTTGATGGCGATGTTGCAGGTGCACGAGATCGTGTGCAGGCAGCTAAAGACATCATGGATAGGGCAGGGCTGTATCGTACTGAGAATGTCAGTGTGCAGGCGTCTGGTGGTGTGATGATTCTGCCTCCGAAAGACAATGCGGACGAAGGCTAAACGCGTTGTTGCAATAGAGCGCATTGGTAAATTCCGTAAGCTTGATCTTGCGGAGTTAGCTGAGAGGCGGTATATACACGCACCAGAACTGCCAAAAAAGTATAGGCGACGATTGAAACTTGAACAACTAACAGACGTCGTAGACAATTACACAAACGGGGTGTGGCTTCCTGTCCCGCGGGTCAGTAAACACGTCCCGTTTGGTTATGAAGTTGATCCGAACGATGAAAAAGTTCTACTGCCTATTAAAAAAGAGCTTGACGCAGTTGAAATAGCAAAAAGACTTATACGGAAACGCTATAAGCATGATGATGTAGCGAGATGGCTGTCTAAAGAGACGGGTAAACCCATCACGCGTTACGGTTTAGAAAAACGTATTAGGAATGGCCACAGACGACGACGCGACTCTGCGCAACTTCGCAAATGGGCAAGCATTGCAGAAGAAAAAGCCCGTCTCGCGCGCAAGTTCGCGGAAAGGACGCTCGACCTCCACCAAAAAGACGCGGAACGCTTCGCCAAAATCTAAAATTCGTACTCCTGCACAGGCGGCGAATTGGGATAAGGTTGAAGATGTAGTCTTTAAGCCTAATATAGGTCCACAAACAGCTTTTCTTAGTGCTGCTGAAAGGGAAGTGTTGTACGGAGGGGCTGCTGGCGGCGGTAAAAGTATGGCTATGCTGGCGGATCCACTACGTTATATACAAAATCCGTCGTTTGTCGGTTTACTTTTGCGTCGCACGAATGATGAATTGCGAGAGCTCGTCTTCAAATCTCGCGAACTCTATCCCCAAATCATTCCCAACATCAAGTGGAGTGAGAAACGGATGGAATGGTCCGTACCAAACGGCGGTAGATTGTGGATGAGTTATCTGGACCGCGAAGATGACGTACTACGTTATCAGGGACAGGCGTTTACATGGGTAGGCTTTGATGAATTGACACAGTGGGCAAATCCGTACCCGTGGAACTATATGCGTTCTCGTCTGCGTTCCACTGATCCGAATATGCCAATCTATCTTCGTGCTACAAGCAACCCGGGCGGCCCCGGACATATATGGGTCAAGAAGATGTTTGTAGACCCTGCCCCGTACGGTAAAGCTTTTTGGGCTACAGATATTGAGACCGGAGAGCCGATGGTATATCCGCCGGGGCACAGCAGAGCCGGTCAATTTTTGTTTAAAAGACGGTTTATTCCAGCTAAGCTTATGGATAACCCTTATCTGTATGATACAGGTGAGTATGAAACAAACCTGTTATCTTTGCCTGAACACCAACGACGGCAGTTGCTAGAAGGTGATTGGGACATAGCAGAAGGGGCAGCATTCCCTGAATTTAACAGGTATGATCACGTCATTGAACCGTTTGACATTCCTCAAAACTGGACTCGCTTTAGGGCCTGTGACTACGGCTACGGCTCGTACTCTGCTGTTTTATGGTTTGCTGTTGCTCCCGATGGCCAATTGATTGTGTACAGAGAGCTTTATGTGCAAAAAGTGTTGGCTACTGATTTAGCTGATATGATCCTACAGATCGAAGAGAAAGACGGGCCTGTACGGTACGGTGTTTTAGACAGTTCGTGTTGGCATAATAGAGGGGATACAGGCCCGTCTCTTGCTGAACAGATGATTGCTAAAGGGTGTCGCTGGAGGCCGTCAGATCGTAGTAAAGGTGCCCGTGTGGCCAGTAAGAACGAAATTCATCGTAGACTACAAAAAGACGACTTCACTGAGAAGCCCCGTCTTGCATTCTTTGCTAATTGCACAAACACCGTAGCCCAACTCCCATCTATTCCGGTTGATAAAAAGAACCCTGAAGATGTGGATACAAATGCAGAAGATCACCTTTACGATGCACTACGGTACGGTGTAATGACCCGCCCGCGACATGCAACATGGGGTGACGGTAAATATAATACGGCGCAATACACGCCTGTAGATGCAACATTCGGATACTAAAGTGAGATTATATAATGGCTGATGAAGCAGATAACACAACGTTTGAGGCAACCGCAGTTGGTCTGAAAGACTCAGATAGTGATAATGACGCGGCTAGTCTAACCGGCTTAGTAGGCTTTGTTTCTAGCCAGTTCGTTCGGGCTAAAACTTATCGACGAAACGATGAATTGCGATGGCTACAGGCGTACCGAAACTACAGGGGTATTTACGGGCCCGATACGCAGTTTACGGAGGCTGAGCGATCTCGTGTGTTTATCAAGATTACAAAGACCAAAGTTATTGCTGCGTATTCTCAAGTTGTAGAGGTGATGTTTGGGAACAACAGGTTCCCCATCTCTATTGATCCGTCTGTATTGCCAGAAGGGGTAGAGGAAGCAGTTCATTTTGACTCTCAAATTCCGGCTGAAGCACGAGATAAATCAGGAGAAGCGCTAGAGGAAAGCCCGTATGGTTATAACGGAGACGGTAAAGAAGGTCTCCCACCGGGTGCAACAGCCAGCTCCCTTAAATTGGGACCGCTTGTCGATAGACTAAAAGACGCAGTAGGTCTGAAAAAGGGTGAAGGTGCTACTGTAGCGTCTCCGACGTACTATCCCGCCGCAGCGGCTGCTAAGAAAATGCAAAAGAGGATTTGGGATCAGCTCGACGGTAGCAATGCTTCTAAACATTTGCGTAGTACGGCATTTGAGATGGCTCTTTTCGGGACGGGTGTCATGAAAGGGCCTTTTGCTGTCAACCGCGAGTACCCGAAGTGGGGCGAAAACGGCGCATATGAGCCTCTTATTAAGACGGTTCCGCAGGTTTCACACGTAAGTATTTGGGATTTTTACCCCGATCCTGACGCAAACAACATGGAAGAGGCGGAATACTGCATTCAACGTCATAAAATGAGCCGTTCGCAACTTCGTGCGTTGAAAAAACGTCCGATGTTCCGTGTTAGCGCTATCGATAAGGCTCTTTCTATTGGAGAGGCGTACACAAAAGAGCATTGGGAAGATGATTTGGCGGATTATGATCTAGCCAGTCAGATTGAACGCTTTCAGGTGCTGGAATATTGGGGTGAAGTAGACACAGAGATGCTGGATATGTACGGATTGGACATTCCAGACGATCTGGCGGATGACGGAAGCGTTCAGGCTAACGTTTGGGTCGTCAACAATCAGGTTATTCGATGTGTTTTGAACCCGTTTAAGCCTCTCCGTATCCCTTATATGGCGGCTCCGTATGAATTGAACCCTTATAGCTTTTTTGGTGTCGGTGTCGGGGAAAATATGCAAGATACACAGACCCTTATGAATGGGTTTATGCGTATGGCTGTTGATAACGCAGTTTTGTCCGGTAATTTGATCTTTGAAGTGGATGAAACTAATCTCGTACCCGGTCAGGATATGAAAATTTATCCGGGTAAGGTGTTTAGGCGTCAGGGTGGCGCCCCCGGACAGTCTCTGTTCAGCACAAAGTTTGCGAACGTGTCGAATGAGAACATGCAGATGTTTGATAAGGCCCGTCAGCTAGCAGATGAGAGCACGGGACTACCCTCTTTTGCACACGGCCAGACGGGCGTGGCTGGTGTTGGACGTACAGCTAGCGGTATCAGTATGCTTATGAATGCTGCGTCTGTAACCATCAAAAGTGTTATTAAAAACGTAGATGACTATCTGCTGAAACCGTTAGGCGACGGCATGTTCCAGTTCAATATGCAATTCGCCTATGATGAAGATATTAAGGGTGATCTGGAAGTTAAAGCACGCGGTACGGAGAGCCTGATGGCTAACGAAGTCCGTAGCCAGCGTCTGATGCAGTTTCTCGGCGTTGCAAGTAACCCCGCTTTGGCACCGTTCGCTAAGTTTAACTGGATTATGCAGGAACTGGCTAAGTCTCTTGATCTTGACCCTGAAAAGACGGTTAACAATATGTCTGAGGCTATGTTGCAGGCTGAAATCCTTAAAGGGATGCAAGCACAGATGCCACAACAGCAGGGTCCTGCTCAAAATCAGATGCCGGCAGGCACCAACCCACAGACTCCGACAGCAGGCGGTGCCGGCACAATTGGTGTAGGCCCGCCTAATGTACCACAGCAAGAAGGATTTTCAGGTAATGGACAGCAACCTAACGCACCAGCAGAAGTTGGAGCGCCTCAAGCCACTAGCGTCCAACCCCCACCTGTGGGTTAACTTTGTGGAATATATTAACAGCTTGAGAGAGCAGCAGCACCGCGTACTGGAACAGGCTTCCTCATGGGAACAGGCCCGTCAAGCGCAGGGCTATATTCAAGCCTTAAATGAGATGTTGAAACTGGAAAACCTACGCAATGGATGACAAAACGCTACCTATTCCCCGTGAACGTCCCGAAGCTAGAGTAGAGCGGGAACGCGAAGAACAAGTCCCGTGGCTTCTCAACACGGCTGATGATGAGATGGAAATTACAGGAGAGATGCTCGGCGACTCTGAACTGTATGATTACGGGATCACCGAAGCACGAAAGGACGCTGGAGTAGGCCGATTAAACGAGCAAGTAGCGTATTTACCTGCCTCCAGCAAATCCCCAATAGCAAAATATGAAGGTGTTACTGGAGTATATCATCCGCGTAATGATCGGATAGAACTAACACACACAAGCGCTGGTAGACCGTATGATAAACAGGCGGAGACTTTTGTCCATGAAATCGGACATAAAGCCATTAGACGGCTGCGCAATTCTGCTGCTATTGGTGAGCGCAAAGCAAATGCTGATCCCTTTAAAAACACCCTTTTACAAAATCTGCTAGTACGCAATGTGGGCTCGAATACTGAACATGTTGTTTGGGAGCCTCTTATAGCAAAGTTAAAAGATCAGAGAGGTTTACCTCAAAAAACAATAGCGCACGCTCTTCTCGGTTCATATCTTAATAACCCAACACCGGAGGGTAGGCAACAATCTGCACGGGCCGTTAGAGGGCTGGTTGAGGGCACAAAAAACTCTTCTACAGATGACGAGGCCAAAATAGCAAAAGAGCAATTTATCAGTGCTATTGGGACGTGGATGCGCGGATTGCCAAAAGATCAAGAGACGCAATTGGCTACAAAGCAACAAAGGGCTTCATCCCGTTTAGAAGCAGTGGAAATGCTTTATGAAGCTTTTGTAGATGATTTGTTTGACGCCACTACTCAACTTGAAGCTTTTGCAAGAGAAAAAAACAAGACACCAAAGCAATTTGCAGATGGGGGTATGGCTATAGACGATCAAGTAGACCCAATATCAGGTAATCAGGTTCCAACAGGGGCTAAGCCTGAAGAAGTACGTGACGATATCCCCGCTAAGCTGAGCGAAGGCGAGTTTGTCGTTCCTGCCGATGTAGTTCGATATTTCGGTGTACAGTTCTTCATGAAATTGCGAGACGAAGCCAAACAGGGCTTTGCTCGTATGGAAGAGATGGGGCAGATGGGTAACAGCACCTCTGCTACTGATCCTGATCAACTGTTTAGCGGGCAAGCCCCGGCTCCACAAGCTGAAATGGGTGCGCAAGAAGAACTTCCGTTCAGTTTGGAAGATATCGATATGGAAGCAGCAGAAGAGTTGCACGCTGCGAACGGCACCTTTGTGTCTTCAAATAACCCTGTATTACGAGACATTTGGGGCCTGCCATCAGGTGCCGACGTTAATGCAAATGAGGATACAGCCGATTTTACAAATGCCGGTAATGAGACTTCTGGGCGTTTTCGGGATAACCCCGCTTTCTCCCGTGATGATTTGGGACTATCTCTCGGCGAAGAAAATTTCAACTACTTAGCAGGCGGTGTATTAGGTGATAACGCGTTTAGTTTTCGTCCGCCAGCCGACGGAGCCGACGATGCTGCAGATGCCGCTATAGACGCAAGTGGTGTTAACACATTTGCGAATTGGCTGGATGACAGTTCGGACGGTGACAGTAATAGCGGAACAGGGGGAATGTCTGTATCAGAGATGTCCTCTATCCCGTCTCAAGTGAATGTTGACTCGCTCGTCAGTTTTACCGAAGTACCGAGCAGCGTCATCGGACTGATGGACACAATGATAGCGAATGCTATTAACCCCGCGCCGAAAGGTATGGCGGCAGTACAGCGCGGCATGGAACAATTGGGTCTTGTTAGTTTCGACTCTATTCGCGGTCTCGCTAGTAAAGATCAAGTAGCAGCAAGAGCACATTCTTTAGCTATGCAATCGTATGTTGACTCTTTGCCCGCTAGCACGGTAGCGACGATGAATGCATACACTAATGCGATACGTTCTGGTGTTGATGTTGATGGTCTTGCCGCTCAAGGTGTCGGACTTGTGTCTTTTACTGATCCTACAACTGGACAACAGACTGTTGGGCAAAGCTATGGGGTTGTAGGCGCTAATCATACTGCGGTCGGCAGACCTGACCCTTATGGTAGTGGCGTCTCTATTGTAAATAACAAAGATCAGAATGTTCAACCGTTCGGTCGAAATAGTCTCAATACTATAGATGCAACTATTGCGGGATATAGTGCGATTGCGGCTGCTGCGCAAGCAGAAGCTAACAAAGCTAATGCGTCTCTTGCCACAGCGGCAGCCTATAGTGAGATGGATGCGCAAGAACAGGCGGCACACAACGAGTCGTTAGCACAGTCTGATCCATACGGAGACGTGTTCGGCGGTTATACTGGCCCCGGTACGGCTACCAATAATAGTATGGCTGCTCCAACCGCAGAAGATGTTGCGTCTCGCGGCACCACTACGACGGCGGAAGATATTGCTACTGATGTAGCTCCGGCTGGTCCCGCGTCCAGTGGCAGTTCTGTCGATAACACTGGTGGTTTTGGCGGTCCCGAAGGCCCGAGCAGCATGGGGGGTTATGGAGAAGATGAAGCGTTTGGGGCAGACTTTGGTGGAAGCTTCGGTGATAGTGCTGGCGATTCAGGAGGGGCTGACGAAGGGCAAGCTGCTGGTGGGTCTGAAGAGGGGGATACTGGCGCTGCCGGCGACTGGAATACGGGAGGTTTCGTAAAACGAAAGCACCCTTCTAAAACAAAAACTAAGAAGCGTGTCAGGGAAAAACGTCGTGGACTAGCCGCACGATAAAACAGGCTAGATAACTAAGGCTACCCATCCCCCATAAAATTATGGCTACGGTGGCCCCTTAAAGAAAGAGCATTATGCCCGTACTTGATAAAGTAGATACTCCTGAAAAGAAAGGGTTTATGGATAACCCGTCAGCTAACAGTGAACGCATCAAACGCGATGAAGAAGAGTTGGCTCGACTATTAGCGGAACAGGCCGGTAAAACAGATGACGATGAAGACGATGATAATACTGTGGACGATACGGATGAGTCTAATCTGTCTGCGGAAGAAATTACCTTTAAGAAGCGCTATGGCGATCTTCGTGCGCATTCTCAGAAGGTTCAGCGTGATCTTGAAGAACGGATTGCTGAACTTGAACAGCAGATTACGCAGGTAACTAGAGAAGGCATTGATATGCCAGCTTCGGATGCAGATATCGAAGCATGGATGGCACAATACCCCGAAGTTGCTGCGATTGTTGAGAGTATTGCTCATAAGAAAGCTGTTGAGCAGACCGCCACACTCGGCAATCAAATCGAACAGCTTCAGGAAGCACGGAGAGAAACCGCCCGTCAAAAAGCCGAAGCTGCACTAATTAAACTTCACCCTGACTTTAACGAAATTCGTGAAGATGATGATTTTCATGATTGGGCAGAAGGCCAACCGAAGTTTATTCAAGATGCGCTTTATGAAAACGATAGTGATCCGATCACTACGGCCCGTGCTATTGACCTGTACAAAGCAGATAGGGGCATCACTACCGTAGATAAGAAGAAGAGGGCGGCGAAACAGCCCCGTGCAGCCGATGCAGCTTCCGCAGTAAACACTAAGCGTGAGCGTAGTCGCCCTCAAGAAGAGAGTACCGAAGGTGTCATTCGTGAGTCGGATGTCAATAAGATGTCGATGCATGAGTACGAACAGATGCAGCCAGCTATTATGGAAGCACTGAAAAAAGGCACTTTCATTTATGATTTGTCAGGTGGAGCACGTTAGACTTGACATTTGAAATTATTCGCATATAACTATGTGAATAAAAGGGCTTTTGCGTTGTCCCTTCTACACACACTTAATCAGAATGTATAGAAAAACAACGCACTTAATTCTCGTATATAGTACAGCCCGTTCTGGTCTGAGCGCTACCTGTATTATGTACACATAGCAACGTACAATTGGTAAAAAGACTTACCTGTTTGTGTTTAGCCCGTTCTAATTAGGGTCGGCCAACTCTAATGTTTTGAACGCACCTTTACATAACAGCCTCTTTCGAACGATTGGAAGTTAGCATCTGACGCTGTAATATAGGAGGCACTCTTATGGCTTTTGCAACAGCGCCGGGGTATGGTAATCTTCCCAACGGGAATTTCAGTCCTGTTATCTACTCGAAACAGGTGCAGCTTGCTTTTCGTAAAGCGGCTGTTTGCTCTGAAATTACCAACTCCGACTACTTTGGCGAAATCGCTAATTTTGGCGATACTGTCCGAGTTATTAAAGAACCTGAAATTTCGGTTCAGGCTTACACTCGCGGTACTGTAATTCAGCCGCAGGATTTGGACGACGAAGACTTCTCGTTGACCATCGACAAATCGAACTACTTTGCGTTCAAAGTTGATGACATCGAAGAAGCTCATTCGCACGTCAATTTCCAATCTCTAGCGTCCAACCGTGCCGCGTATCGTCTGGCTGACCAGTACGATCAGGATGTGCTCGGTTATCTGTGTGGTTACACGCAGTCTGCCCTTCACGCTGTAGCGGGCACTGTTAACACGACCGTCAACGGTTCTGTTGCAGTTGCTACGGCTGGTACCGATGAACTGCTTTCGAGCATGAAGCTTGAAGCAGACGACTTCGGTGGTTCGGCAGGTTCGTCTATTGGTATTGAGCCGCGTGCCGGTGGTGCGACTGACGCAACGCCCGGTTCTGGTAATGCCCACTTCCTCTCTGTCATCGCTCGTATGGCACGGAAGCTGAACCAGCAGAACGTTCCGACGGATGGTCGTTGGCTTGTTATTGATCCGGTGTGTCAGGAAATCCTTCAGGATGAAGACTCTCGCCTGTTCAATGCAGACTTCAGCGGTGGTAACTCCATGCTGAAGAACGGCCTCATTCTCGAAAACCTGCACGGTTTCAAAGTGTACGTATCGAACAACCTGCCTACTGTTGGCACGGGTGTTGCTACGACCGGTGGAACTAACGCAAGTAACTACGGCCTGATCGTTGGTGGACACAGTTCCGCTATCGCTACTGCTGAGCAGATCAACAAAACTGAGAACTACCGTGATCCGGATAGCTTCGCAGATATTGTTCGTGGTCTACATCTTTACGGTCGCAAAATCCTCCGTCCGGAGGCGATTGTGAACGCTAAAGTTAATCTGGTTTAAGGGTAGGGAGTAACACCTAATGGCTACTATTTCAACTCTTGATCCAGCAGTCCACGGCGGAACTGCCCGCGGGCGTCAGCCCTACTTCGTTGAAGCATCTATTGATCTTGCTGCTGCTGCCACTGCTAAAGGTAGTGCTCTTGCTGCAAACGATATCATTACGTGCCTCAACATTCCAGCCAATACGGTTATTCTACACGCAGGTGCAGAATGTACCGCTACTCCGGCTGGTGGTACGTCGGACTCGTTCGATCTGGGTGTCACTGGTGGGGACGTAGACAACTTTGTTGATGGCTTTGCCCTTACGGGTTCTGCTGCGGCGGGTGACTACGCTCCTACTCCGGTTGCGTATGCTCCGGTTATTGTGGCATCGGCTGACACTCTCGACATGCTTCTGTTGGGCACTACGCCCTCTACGAGTGGTACTATTCGTGTCTTTGCTATCCTCATGGATATTGATGGGCACCAGAGTGCACGCACCGCTGATGAAGTGGATCGTGATACGCTTGCGTAAACAACAACGTAGATGCGTCTAACTATGGGTGTGGGTTACTGAGTATTCGGGCACCCACACCCACTTTTTTATGGATTTGTAAATGGCTAAGCCCGTCTCTAAAAAGACAATGTCCTGTAACGCACCAAAGCGTACCCCATCCCACCCAAAAAAATCTCACGTAGTAAAAGCGTGTGAAGGGGGTAAAGAAAAAATAATCCGCTTTGGCCAACAGGGTGTAAAAGGCTCTCCGAAAAAGAAAGGAGAGTCAGAAGCAGCGGCAAAACGTAGGAAATCGTTTAAGGCGCGACATGCTAAAAACATTGCTAAAGGCAAAATGAGTGCTGCCTATTGGGCTGATCGTGAAAAGTGGTAATTAACTAGATGGCTAATGTATTAGCAAACCGCGCTAGAATGAGCACTGCAACAACTGGCACCGGAACAATTACGCTCGGATCGGCAGAGACGGGCTATCAATCGTTTGCGGATGCGGGCATTAATGATGCTGATGTTGTAAGCTATTTTATCGAAGAGGATTCTAGTTGGGAGGTCGGTACGGGTACGTATACGTCTTCCGGTACTACTCTGACACGTACCGTTACTGAAAGTTCAAACGGCGGCTCTGCTATTGTACTTTCAGGTTCTGCTATCGTGACTATCGGGCTTCGTGCTGAAGATGTTAAAAATCTCATCTCAGCAAGCTCTACGGATACACTTACTAACAAAACAATTAACACCGCTTCCAACACCATTACTGTTGTAGAAGCTGACATTTCTGATCTTCAAAGCTATTACGCTCCGGGTGGAACAGATGTACCCGTCGCTGATGGCGGCACCGGAGCAAGCACTGCTAGTGATGCTCGTACTAATTTGGGTCTTGCAATTGGCTCTAACGTACAAGCATATGACGCGGGTCTAACAGACATAGCTGGGCTTGCTGTTACTGACGGTAACATTATTGTTGGAAACGGTGCGAATTGGGTTGCAGAGTCTGGCGCAACAGCCCGTACATCGTTAGGCGTTGGTACAGGCGACTCCCCACAATTTACAGCGATTGAACTCGGTCATGCTGCCGACACAACTATATCTCGTATGGGCGCTGGTGTTATTGCTGTGGAAGGCGTTGAGGTCACTACGAACTCCGCTACACAAACCCTAACCAACAAGACTATTGACGCAAGTAATAACACAATAAGCAATGTCGATTTAAGCTCAGATGTTACGGGTAATCTTCCTGTTGGGAATTTGAACAGTGGTATCAGTGCGTCTTCTTCAACATATTGGAGGGGCGATGGTACGTGGGCCGCAATTGCTGGCGGGGGCGACGTTTCAAAAGCGGGAACGCCTGCGGATAGTCAGCTCGGTGTATGGACGGGCGACGGCACAATTGAAGGTGACTCCGCCCTTACGTTTGATACAACCACGGATACGTTGACGATTGCAGCAGGCGGAGGCTTTAATTTCGGTGCAGTGGCGATTTTGGCTGATGCTGCCGGCACTACGACACTAAGCAACATAGACGCTCTTGATGCTACAACTGAAGCAACTATAGAAGCAGCTATTGACACTCTGTCAAACCTCACATCTGTTGGCACAATCAGTACAGGTGTATGGGAGGGTACAGATGTTGCGGTTGCTCACGGTGGTACAGGAGCAAGCACAGCGGGGGGTGCGCGTACCAATTTAGGTCTTGTTATCGGTACGGATGTGCAGGCTTACGATGCAGGTCTTGCTGACGTTGCGGGTCTTGCTGTAACAGATGGTAACATTATCGTTGGAAACGGCGCTAATTGGGTAGCTGAATCTGGTGCAACGGCCCGTACATCGTTAGGTGTCGGAACCGGTGACAGCCCACAGTTCACAAGTGTTGAAATTGGACATGCGTCAGACACAACGCTTGCCCGTGTGAGCGCAGGACTCGCTTCTATTGAAGGTGATACGATTGCTCTGCTTACAGCCACCCAAACGCTAACCAACAAGACAATTGACGCAAGTAATAACACGATTAGCAATGTCGATCTCGCTGCGGACGTTACTGGCAACCTTCCCGTAGCCAATCTCAATAGTGGCACGAGCGCAAGTTCCAGCACCTTCTGGCGAGGAGATGGAACATGGGCAACTCCGGCAGGCAGTGGTGATGTAAGTAAAGTTGGCACTCCAGTAGATAACCAGATTGGTGTGTGGACTGGTGATGGTACCATAGAAGGGGATGCCGCGCTAACCTTCGACACGTCAACGGATACGCTGGCTGTAGCGGCAAGTGGCAACTTCGCATTTGGTGCTGTAACTATTCTGGCCGACAGTGCTGGTACAACTACTCTTAGTAACATTGACGCACTAGATGCTACAACTGCTGCTGCTGTTGGTGCTGCTACAAAAACACTTACTAACACTACTTTCGATGCAAATGGTACTGGTAATAGTCTTAGCAATGTAGATTTGTCTGCTGATGTTACTGGCAACCTTCCTGTATCAAACCTTAATAGCGGCACAAGTGCTAGCGCATCCACATTCTGGCGTGGGGATGGAACGTGGGCTACGCCGGGGGGTAGCGGTACTGTAACGTCTTCTGGTACTCCTGTTGACGGTCAGATTGCAGTATTCACTACCACCACTGATATTGAGGGTGACGCGGCTCTAAGTTTTGATACGACAACGGACACACTTACTATTGGGGCGAGTGGTAATCTTGCTTTTGGTGCTGTAACTATTCTGGCTGACAGTGCGGGCACAACTACTCTCAGCAACATTGATGCTCTCGACGCCACGACTGAAGCAACGATTGAGGCGGCGATTGACACGTTGTCAAACCTAACGTCTGTAGGCACAATTAGTACAGGCGTATGGGAAGGTACAGACGTAGCTGTAACACACGGCGGCACGGGTGCCAGCTCAGCGCCAAATGCTCGTACCAATCTCGGTCTCGGTACCGGCGACAGCCCGCAGTTCACAGCAGTCAATATTGGTCACGCATCCGATACGACACTTGCTCGCGTGAGTGCGGGGCTTGCGTCTATCGAGGGCGACACGATTGCCCTTCTGACGGCTACGCAGACCCTCACCAACAAGACCCACACCAACATCATTCTGGATGGTTCTGTAACGGAAGAGGTCTTCGCGTGGTCCACGACGACCGGCAGCAACACAACCGAGTTTGACCCGGCGAATGGCACAGTTCACACGCTGACGCTCACGGGGAATATGACCTCCGTTACGGACAACGTAGCTGCGGGCGAGAGTTTCATTATCGGTATTAACGACGGCACTGCGTACACTTTTGCATGGCCAACGATAACGTGGGTAAACAACGCGGGCATCGCGCCAACGCTGGCGACGAGCGGTTATACATGGGTCGCCGTTTGGAAAGTTAGCACAACGCTCTATGGCGCTCTTGTGGGGGATGGCACATGATCTTAGCGCGAAAACTTCTCGGGGCCGGTGGGCTTGTTGGCGGCAGCGAAGCAACAACCGCTTTAACTGCCTACACTCCAACACTCTACAATACAGCGAGTTTGAGCGACACTAATGATAGTTGGACTGCCTCTTTAGGAGCAGGTTTTACGGGGCGTGTCATTTGGTGCTGTGTTACAGGTGCAGGGCCAATCAACACACCAAATCCGATTTCTAGTGTTACCATCGGCGGTAACTCAATGACAAAACTTATAGAAGTTGGAGATGCGGAACAGTGGAGTGGTTCCGCGACAATGACGCTGGCGTATTACTATTATCAAGATGATGGTGCTTTAGGCACCTCTGCCACATTAACTATCACTATGGACGAAATCCAATATCATTTAGGGGGGCTTATTTTTATCGTCGATGGTGCTGCCTCTCTTCTGGAAAGCTATGGCGGCAGTGCTGATTACGTGGGCCAGATGCCGACTATCGGTTCTGCGTTTTCTTCAACTTCGGCTAGTGGTTGGTCTTTTGCTGCTGCGAACAATCTAAACTCTGTTGTGTCTGGCACTGAGTTTTTTACAAATTTTTCTAATGATACAAAGATCGACTTTGGTACGAACGACTTCATAGGGTGGGCGTATAATAGCCCAGAAGACGGATCTTCTACTGCAATCTCGCATCCAATCAATTTCTACTCGGGTTCCGACACCAACAGAGCGGAACTATTTATTTCAATGGAGCCGGCATGAGATACATCTATGTAGATGACCAAAACAACATCCTGAAATGGCCTGTTACGGTCAGAGATTTAACGGCACAGCCACCGAGATTGGGGAAAGAGATAAATACCTCACTATCGCGCAACGTGACCGACGCGGGTTTTCCGCATCTCGGCATTTACCCTGTAACCGAAATCGAGCGCCCGACCATCAACAGGAGGACGCAAACGGCGGAGCAGGACGCGAACCCAGCACTCATTGGCGGCGTGTGGGTTTTTGGCTGGACTGTTTCAGCCAAATCGCAGACAGAGATTGATGCGTTCGATGCAAAGATTCGTGACGGCATCAAGAGCGAGGCAGGCGCGCGCATCATCCGACTCGCCCCCGAATGGAAGCAGCGCAACGCAACGGCTCGCGGATTGGAATTGCTGCGCAAAGGCGAAGCCAACCTGACTGCAGCAGAACAAGTAGAGATCGCAGCGATGGACGCTCTGTGGACTGAGGTAAAACGTCTCCGCACCGTGTCGGATCAGTTGGAGGCGATGGACCCACCCCCGCAGGATTATGCCGCCGATAAATACTGGACTGCCCCGTAATGTTAGGCGCTTCACCGTTAGCAGCATCTCCGCTTGTAGCCACATTTTCTGCGGTAGTAGCGGGATTTGACTACGAAGCTAATAAAGAGAATTACAGCCGATATCGGGTCGTGTATGTAAGTCGGAGATCTACGACTGCCGACAGAACGGTTCTAATTGCAGCGGGGCCTTCTCGTACAGTGTATGTTGCCGCTAGACTAAACGAGAATACTCGCACTGTTTTGATGAAAAGGTAAGAAGATGGCAGCACGTTGGCCCACAAAAGACCCTGATGAAACGCTGGATTACAGCGTTGATTGGTCCCGTCATTTAGGCACGGAGACTATTTCTGCTGTAACATGGTATGTATCTACAGTTGATCGAGCTAAGACACGAATTGATGCTGGAGAAACTTTGACGGTAGCATCTGGCGGTGCCGTAACAGATAGTATCCAAAACGTTGCAAAAACAGAGACGGACACTGTTGCGACTATCAATCTTGCTGGTGGAGAAGTTAACACAGAGTACACTTTCTACTGTAACATGACGGATACAGCAGGGCGTACCGTAGAGCGGTCTGTTAAAATTACCGTGAGAGAGAATTAAAATGGCGGATTACAATTATTTAGAGTTAGTTAACACGCTCAATCGACGGTTAAACGAAGTGGAACTAACAAGTGCTAATTTTTCAACGGCTGTGGGGTATTACGCACAAGCTAAAGACGCGATTAATGCGTCTATTCGCCATATCAATCAGCAAGAATTTGAGTGGCCGTTTAACCATGTTGAACAGGAAGACACTCTAACAGCCGGGACTACGCGCTATCCTTTCCCTGCAGACACAAAAGTAATAGATTGGGAAAGTTTCCGTATTCAGCAAGACGATACGATTGGTAACGATACAAAGAAGCTTGTTCGTATCACGTACGATGAATATCTTCAGTCTGCCGTTGATCAAGAGTATGAGACCAGCACGTCAAAGCGTGATCTGCCCCGTTACGTGTTTATGGCTCGCAATTTCCACTATGGAATGGTTCCTGCTCCTGATGCAGCATACACTGTAACGTATGAATACTACTGCGCTCCTGTTGATCTAATACTCTACAGTGATGTACCCACTATCCCTGAACGTTTTAAGCATGTGATATCCGAAGGTGCAATGTACTACACCTACATGTTTCGCGGCAACCTTCAAGCAGCGGGTGTAGCTCTTCAGATGTTTGAGGCCGGCATCAAGACGATGCAGACGATGCTCATCAACGATTTTGTACGGGTATCATCTACAATGATCTCCCAAAATACAGGGTCTAACACTCGTTTGGGTGTGGCTATTGCAACATCGGGATCATCGCTGGATAATCTGTAATGGACGCATGGAAAACCTATCCGATTGAATTGCGCGGCGGCTTGATTACCAATCTAAGCCCTCTACAACAGGGTATTAACGCCCCCGGTAGCGCACGTATTCTACAGAATTACGAGCCGTCTATTGAAGGGGGTTATAAACGTATTGTCGGGTTTGATAAATACGATAGTGCTCTAATCCCCCCTTACGGTGCTCCTATTGTACACGGGGCCAGTCAAACGGGTACGACACTAATTATTGCCTCTATTCATAAGACACCGGAAGACGGAGATACGTTTACCGTTGCTGGTGTAGCTGGAACATATACGATTGACATCGGCGGCGTGTCATATGACGGAACCAACAAGAGGGCGACACTAACTCTTACTACATCATTAGATAGCAGTCCTGCTAATGGAGCGGTTGTAACTTTCACATCAACCACCACTAACCACATTGTTAACGGGATTCATATAGAAGATAGCTATAACATCGTAGCCCGTAACAACGATCTATTCAAAACAAGCGGAGCAGGTTATACACATCTTAATGTTCCGTCTTATGGGGCAGTGCTGGTAATGGGAGGGTCCCAAACTGGTACAAGTCTGGATGTAGACGGGTTAACGGCTGCTCCACAGGCGGGTGATACCTTTACTATAGACGGCGTTGATCTCATCTACACTGTAACGGCTGATGCAACCTTATCGAGTGGTGCAGCAACGTTAGCGATTAACCCCGCGCTAGATAGCAGTCCTGCGGATAACGCTGCCATTACGTTCGTTTCTAACGACAGGTCTTCTGCTGGTGTTGTCCGCTTTGCCCGATATAATTTTGATGGCACGGACACAGTTGTACTTGTGGACGGGGCGAACGAGCCAGCAACGTACAACGGCACCACCTATACTGTTATGGACGATGCGCCGTCAGATGTTGTTGGAGCAGCATACGTTGTAAACTATAACAACGCTATGTTCTACGCTAAAGGGTCTAACGTAATCTTTACTGCTCCGTACACGGCATCTGATTTTAGTGCCGCTAATGGTGGGGGTATTATCAACATCGGTGCGGACGTTACGGGTATGGTGGTTTTTCGTAACATTCTATTTGTCTTTGCTGAAACATCTATATCCACCATCAGCGGCACTAGCATATCAGATTACGTACTAGCTCCAGTTACACGCGACTTTGGCTGTATTCGGGGGGACACCATCCGAGAAGTCGGTACTGACATTATGTTTTTAGCACCTGATGGTCTGCGACTTCTTAGCGCAACGGATCGTACCGGAGACTTTAATTTTAATGTTGTGTCAAAAGCTATTCAACCTGAATTTTCAGCATTTATCAGTGGGGGAACTCGCTTTGTAGGTACGGTTATTCGTGCAAAAAGTCAATATCGGCTGTTCGCATATTCCGCTAGTGTTAATGCCCCAAACGCTAATGGTATCGTAGCTACTCAACTAGCCCCTGAAGGGGGTGACGGTATGGCCTTCTGTACATTAAAAGGCTTCAAAGTGTACTCAATCGATAGCTATTATATCGATGATGCAGAAACAGTCCTATTTGCACACGACGACGGGTATCTGTATCAGATGGAAAGCGGCAACAGTTTTGATAGCGCGTCTATTGAAGCTGTGTACGCCTCTCCGCATTTGCCTATCGATGACCCCCGTTTAAGGAAAAGCTTCCACAGAGTTTTATTTTACACCGAGCCACAGGGCTCTGTTTCATTTGCTGTTAACTTGCGGCTGGATTTTGAAGAGAAAAACGTAATTCAGCCTGCAGCTATTAATATATCGAATGGGGCAGGCGGTACAGGGGCTGCTATTTATGGACAGGCTGTGTACGGTACTGCTACTTACGGTGAGTCGTCTTTTGATACGACACTAGAAACCCTGTTAGTTGGAGCAGGCTATACAGCCTCTGTGTATGTGTCATCAAACGACACTAGCCCGCCGTATGTGCTTGACGCACTAACACTAGAATACGCTTTGCACGATAGAAGGTAAAATTTAAGATGGGTACAGGCTACACGCGGAACGATACTGGCAATAATATTGCTACTGGTAACACTATTGACGCTTCGGATTTGGACGGCGAATATGATGCCATTGAAGCTGCGTTTAACGCTTCAACGGGGCATACACACGATGGTACTGCTGCAGAAGGTGCTCCTGTAGAAAAGCTCGGGCCTTCACAAGACTTTATTGCTACTGCTACGGATATCCGACCAAAGGCCACTAACACGCTTGATATAGGTACGAGTGGGGCACAGTTCAAAGACCTATATATCGATGGTGTAGCTTACGTAGACGGCTTTGCTGAGGATACTCTGTTTGCTACGGATAAGAAAGTACAGTTCCGTGACGCGGGGTTGTTTATCAATTCCAGCACCAACGGGCAGCTTGATATTGATGCAGATACAGAATTAGAGCTTACTGCTCCCACATTAGATGTGAATGCTGCCACAGCAGTTACTGTTGATACCGCTAGCTACACGCTAACTGCTACAAACTTTGCCTTTGTAGGTGCGGGTGCCATTACAGGGGATTTGGATGTAGATAACCTCAATCTCAATGGTAACACGCTTATCAGTACCAATACTAATGGTGCCATTAACATTACTCCTAATGGTACGGGTGCAGTTGTCGTCAGTAAGATTGATGTTGCTGCGGGTGAGATTGACGGTACTGTAATTGGTGCTAACTCGGCTGCTGCTGCTACGTTTACGAACCTAACCGCATCGGGTACTGTTACACTTACAGGAGCTACTATAGCAAATGGTGGTACAGTTACTACCATTGACATTGATGGTGGAACGATTGATGGCGTTACAATTGGGGGCGCGAGTGCTGGCGTTGGGACTTTTACTACGCTTACTGCTACAACTACTAACGCTACAACAGTCGATACTACGAATATCGAAGTCACTAATATCAAAGCTAAAGATGGTACAGCGGCGGGCAGTATTGCGAATACGACAGGGGTTGTAACCTTAGCCAGTTCTGTACTAACTACTACAGACATTAACGGCGGTACTATTGACGGGGCGACTATCGGTGGGGCAAGTGCAGGTGCAGGCACCTTTACAAATCTAAGTGCAGGTGCAGGCACCTTTACAAATCTAACTGCAAGTGGTACAATTACTCTTACAGGTGCGACTGTTGCTAATGGAGGCTCAGTCACTACTGTAGATATTAACGGTGGCACCATTGACGGTACTACAATTGGCGGCTCTTCTGCGGCAGTAGGCACATTTACTACAGCTAATGCTACAACCGTAGACACCACCAATCTTGAAGTTACCACACTAAAAGCTAAAGATGGTACATCAGCAGGCAGTATTGCGGACGCTACTGGCGTAGTTACCATCGCTAGTGCGGTACTGACTACTGCTGATATTAACGGCGGTACAGTGGATGCAGTTGTAGGTGGTACCACACCTGCTGCTGGTACATTTACCGTACTCACAGCCAATACGAGTCTCGGTGTCACGGGTAACATTACCGTAAGCGGTACCGTAGATGGACGCGATGTTGCTACAGACGGGACTAAATTGGATGGTATTGAAGCTTCAGCAGACGTAACGGACGCTACTAATGTTGCTAGTGCTGGTGCTGTTATGGCAGACGGTACGGGTAATGATTTAACTGGTGATATCGTCTTTAGTGAAAAGGCGGATCATTCTAGCACCCCGAGTGCTGGTAAAGGGTACATTTGGGTTAAGAATGATACCCCTTCTAGTCTAATTTTCACGGATGATGCAGGCACAGACCACACAGTTGCTCCTGCTTCATCATCTGGCATAGGTAGTGTTGTTGAAGACACTACCCCACAACTCGGTGGAACACTTGATGCTAACGGCAACAGCATTCAACTTGATGATAACGGCATTGTTGCTTTTGGTACTGCTCAAGATGCTGAGTTCTTTACAGATGGAATAGACTTCTATCTTGACCTGAACGCGGGCATCAACAATTTCATTATTCGCGATGCCACTACAACTAGATTTACATTTGATGATGCAGGTGACTTTACTGCAACAGGTGATGTAACTGCCTATTCAGATCGCAGTTTGAAAGACGATGTGCGGCCTATTACAGACGCTCTAGATAAAGTAGACCAAATTAACGGTGTGACTTTTGTTAGAAACGATATGGACAGTGACGCTAGAAAAACAGGTGTTATTGCACAAGACGTAGAAGCAGTTCTTCCTGAGGTAGTTAGCACAGATGAGAATGGTATTAAAAGTGTAGCATACGGTAATATGGTTGGTCTTCTGATTGAAGCTATTAAAGAACTAAGAGAAGAAGTGAGAATTCTTAAAGGAGAAATACAATGAAATTAGATAGAGACTTTATGGATATCGACAACTTCAAAGCGGATAGTGATGGGATTGTTATATTCGTTGAATGGTCATATGACTGGACACACCCTCAGTTTCCGGGTACTACAGTTAACAGTAGGTTTGTAACAGAACTGCCTCCACCAGACCCCGCTGATTTTGTTAGTATTGAAGATTTGAATAAAGAAATTCTCTGTGATTGGGTCAATGCGGTTGAAGATAAGAGATTAGATATAATTTTTGAACGGTCTATTCTTGATCATATGGCGCATCAATATAAACTTGACCAATGTCAAACATTTTATTTAGGGTAGTAAGTTAAATGGCAGTTTACACACTTCCAGCCTCCGGTACTATTAGTCTCAGTGACATGCGAACCAACAATGAACTACAGTTACCCTCTTCCACTGGCCCTATTTCAATGGGTGCAATGCGACGACGGCAGCAAACTACTGTTGGAACTCAAATTCCGTGGAACACAGCTTATGAAGGGGCGGCGCAGAAGGGCAACAACGCGAATATCCCAACTTCAGGTGCTGTCAGTCTCAGCGATTATTATGGAGCTATTGGTTGGGTATATTGCATAACAGTTGCAGACAAATATTATTATAGAGGATCTGATGAGACTTATAGTGGTGGCGGGAAAGATCCAGAAGTACCGAATAACGATAGATATATAAGCATATATTGGGCGGATATTGAAGTGTATACTAGTTCAACTGGTTCCGGAGATCTTCCCGTAACATTTACAACTGGTGGATATACCTATGAACGGTATAGCAATTCAGTTACTTCTAATTATTACTTAATTACTAGATATTAAGGTATATAATATGACATTGATATACGACGAAGCCATAGATCAAGAAAAAATAAAAGAATTATCTGAATCTGAAATAGAAGAAATGTGTAAAATTTTATATGATACTACAAGACATAGAGATCGCGGTAAAATTTTACCAACTAAACCTCTTACGTATGAAAATGAACTAATTAACATCAAAAATTTACTTGACAAATCTATGTTCTTGCTAAGAGTTTGGGATGATAATAAATTAGTCGCATTTAGACATATGTGGAGTTCGAAAGAATACGAAATATTTAAAACCCCCCTTCCTGTAAATCCCGCAAAGAGTGATAAAAGATCAAAACTATTTAAAGCAATGCAGATTTGGTGGGAATCTGAAGGACTGAACATAAATGAATCTGCTATGGGTTATGCAGCTCTTCATTTAGATTATCATGGGCAGGGTATCATGACTAATATTCGAAACCAAGCCATTAAAGAATGTAAAAGTAGAGGTGTTACATGGATTATGGGATTTGGTCCAAGAGAAAAGATCCTGTATGAATACAATATGAAGTATTATGCAAAACATGGATTTGAGGTAGTCTTGTCTGATATTGATAATCCTACTGGTTACGGCAAAGGTTATTATTATAAAATATAAATAACACTATTCGCATATAATTTATAGACGAGGATACCTATATGTCACAACAAGAAAATGCGGCGTCTGCTCACAACAACGTGCAGCCAACCATTATCCTTAACAAGATCATCAAAACTTAATAGGGATATAGCGATGTCAGAAGAGAATAGCATATTGGACAGCCGTTTAGCAGGTGTTATAGAGACGTTAAGGCATCATGAGGAGATGTCATCGCACTTTGCTGATCGTCTCCGTAAAATTGAAACGTCTATTGCTGTCTCAGAAAGCAATAGAATGGCGTTACGCGAGTACTTTGATGAGAAGTTTGGGCATATGGAAAAGACTACATGTGCAAGATTTAAGAGACTTGAAGACGCACAAAACACGCAAAACGCAGCGTTGAGAACCATCTTATGGCTGATTATTGCAGCTATAGTTGGCGGCATAATGCAGTTTATAATTAGGGGCGGTCTCAATATCCCGCTTACAGGATAGATAAAGGACGATACTATGAATTTTCCGCGCTCTGTATTCACCCCACAAGCTATGCAAAATAAGATTGCGCCAGCTTTGGGGTACAACCAGCAGCCATACGACGAGTCAGGCTTTCATGCTTTTCTTGAACAAAACCCTGCGGCCAAAGCTCAGTATGATCGCTTTCAACAGGGCGCACTGCAAATGGCAAAAGGTGGTCTCGTGTTCAATACGGGTGGGGATACAGGATCCGGTGGCGACGGCTTTGCGAACAATATCTTTAATGATATCGGGCAAATCATCGGGAGCACACTCCCCCACATCAACAGCAACAGCAATCCTACTGACGACGGCAGTGGTAACGATAGCACAGACCCTCCGGATACTCCGTACGGACAGAGCGGTGTTGATCTTAAAACTCTCGAAGCAGATAGGCTTGCTGGTACCCTCCCTGAAACGGCTACAGTCCAGACACAACAGATACCCGTAACTCCTGAACAGCAGATCGCAGCAGGTACAGGACAAGTGGCTCAGACGCCTCCCACAGCCACCGCTACAAGCGCTACTGCTTCTCAAGCTACTGCCACACCTCAAACACCTACCGCTACTGTAGAGGCCCAACAGGCGTCTCCTGAAGTACAACAGGCTTTGAACGACACTAATGCTGAACAGGGCATTGTCAACACAACAATTGAAGCTGCACAACAGGGTGAGTCAGCAGTTAGTAACTTGTCAGCCGCTGTCGGTGAAGGCGTCTTTCTCAACAACCAAATTACACGAGAAATCCAGAACGGGGAAATTATCTCCGCAGCAGCTAATGCTGAAAAAGCTGCTAAGTTTATGGAGATTGAACAGGCTGCTACTGCTGATCCGAGCCGTAAGGCTATGGTTAAGGGTCAGCTAGAAGACCTGTACGCTGACTTTGACGCAGATACCCCGCCGCCGTGGGCTGCCGGTGCTATGCGAGCAGCTACAGCAGCAATGGCTGCACGGGGTCTCGTAGCTTCCAGTATGGCCGGACAGGCTGTAATTCAGGCGACTATGGAGTCCGCTCTACCAATTGCAGCAGCGGATGCTCAGACAGTTGCTACGTTTGAAATCACTAATCTTAGCAACCGGCAGCAACGAGCTATGCTGGCTGCACAACAGCGGGCCGCATTTCTCGGACAGGAGTTCGATCAGCAGTTCCAGTCTCGGGTAGCTAATGCAGCCCGCGTGTCTGACGTAGCGAACCTGAACTTTACTGCTGAACAGCAAATTCAGTTAGAAAACTCTCGTATAGCCAACTCTATGAACCTGCAAAACCTCAACAATAAGCAGGCTATGACTATGGCTGAAGCTGCTTCACTAGCTAATTTGGATATGGCTAACCTGAATAATCGGCAGCAGGCAGCCGTTCAGAATGCGCAGAACTTCTTACAGATGGATATGGCTAATCTGAGTGCTCGGCAACAGATGGCTATGTTCGACGCACAGGCAAGTATTCAGTCTATCTTTACGGATACAGCAGCACAGAATGCGGCGCAGCAGTTTAATGCTACAAGTGAGAACCAGCTTAACCAATTCTTTGCACAGCTTTCAACGCAGACTAGCCAATTTAATGCTGCACAAAGCACCGCAATTAGTCAATTTAATGCGGGACAAACAACCGCTATCGATCAGTTCAATAAAGATATGCAAAATCAACGGGATCAGTTCAATGCACAGAACTCTCTCGTTATTGCTCAATCAAATGCGCAGTGGAGGCGCCAAATTGCAACAGCGGATACTGTTGCCGTTAATCGTGCTAATGAGCTAAATGCGCAAGCTGCATTAGGTATGTCTAATACGGCATATAACAATGTCCAGCAGTATATGCGGGATTTGGTTTTCCGTTCTATCCTGTCTGGTGAGAATGCGCTTGATCGTGAGCAGCGGATTATTTCATCCATTTACAGTAATAATAGCGCTGAACGAATAGCTAGTATGCAGGCAGATGCAGCAGGTGATGCGGCATTTCTTACCGCCATTGCTGGCGGTGCTAGCGGCGTCGTCAGTGCTATTGATACAGCCAGTAAATGGGGTGTGTGGGACACAATCGGTGGCTGGCTCTAAGAGAAGTGAGAAATATATATGTTCCCTACTAGAAGCTTGTATAAAAAGGCTCTTTTCAATTATGCAAACACTCTTCAACGCCAACAATCTGTATCAGACAGCGTTCCGTCTGGCGGGTTAATGGGTCGTAATAGACCTCCTCAAACCTCTAACACGAATGAAGACGTTGTTTCAGGCATGTTCAATCGATTGTATGAACGGCGTATGGATATGCGACTAGACCGGATCGAAAGGGGACAAGACGATGCCTGATCTTTCACCAATACAAGAAAAAGCTATGGGTAACACCCCCATTCCGGGTGAAAGTCTAACGGGTGAATTGGGAGCCCTCCCATTTGAGCAGCCTCCGGAGTATCCTTCTGTAGAAGAGAATATTGCCTTCTACGCATCTTCTATTATCAACGAAGAGGTTATGCCACAGATTGCTAATCTACTCAGTGGTAAGCGGGCAGTTGCAGACTTAGCAGAAGGGCTTGTGACAAGTGGTGTTGCAAACGGTAGGCACACTGTAGATGTGGCTGTTCTGATTGTACCAATCGTTATGGAACTTCTCGCTTATGTAGGAGAGCTTTACGAAATTGAGTACGTTATGGGGGATGAAATTGAGGATGAAGACGACAGAGATGCTCTGATCGACTCCATTCTGTCTGAAATGGGTCAGACACCCGGGGCTCTCGAAGTCGGTGAAGAAGACGATGAGTATTACGACGAAGATGATGATGACCTATTAATGGAGCTAGATGACTACGAAGAAATGCCGCCAGAACCTGCTGGTGGGCTAATGTCTCGCCCCGTAGTTGCAGATGATGGAGAACTCTAATGGCTAGTTGGGGTCAAATTGGCGCGGCTATTTTTGAAGGCGTCGGTACAGGACTGGAAAAAGTATCTGCCCGATACGAGAGAGACAAGAAAGAAGAACAGCGTCTTTATCAGCAGCGGCTAGAAGACGCCAAACGCTTTGCTATGCAGGATCGTCGGAAATACGAAGAAACGCGAAGCACAGCGAAAGGGCGTATCCGGACGCTAGCAGCACAAACCTATGCTGACGGGGGCAAACGCGAGAGCAAGCGTTAGTCACGGCAGGAGATTTGTTCAAAAAGTACGGACACGACAACACTACGTACAATAAAGTACTGAGTCAAATTCTTGCTGCGCAAGCGCAGGGGGCAGGCTCCGGTTTGGCAGCTTTGGCCGCACAAGTAGATGTTGATCCTAAGAATCCGTTTACTCTTGAAGACGTAATTGATGCAGTTACCCCGCAGTGGGCAGGTTATAGCGCACCCGCACCGCCTGAAGTACGGAAACCTTTTGCCCGTACGCCAACCGTACTTGAGGGTTTTGAACGTATGGCGGAGGATTTCCCTGCCGCGCTTGAAAGCAGGCCCCGTCGAGAACTGCCTGATGTTGGAACATCCATTCCTGTTGTAGAGGCCCGCGGTTCCGGTAGCGGTTCCGGTAGTGGTAGTGGCGATGGGAGCAAGTTTGACGCCTTTAAGGTTTGGTCGAGAGCCCATGAGCATACCGCTAAAAGTATAGCGAACGAGAGCGAAGAAAAAATTACGTTTGAGGGAGGCAATAGCCCGCTACATAGGGTCATGACCGATCCCAAATCATCGCGACGAACCGTTATGACCTCTTTAATGGTGGCTAACGGACTTCATGCTGCCCAACGATCTTTTGCAGGAGAAGCTAACAGAGAAGCGCTACAAAACGCTTTGACCACTCTCGAAATATGGGGTGCTACAGCTAATAGGGGGCAGGGAATAGATTTGGGCCGTGTCAATAAGTCTCTACAGAAACGTATGACGGTACCCGATAAACCGAACTCAAGATTCCCTTCAAGCCAACCTCCCACTGTTTGGGACGTTATAAAGGATGTAGAAACTCCAAACGGCTTCTTTACAAAAGACTATGAGAAAGCAGAAGATAAGGAGGCGTGGTGGACTGACATGCTACAGACTGGCTTTTTCTTAGATGCCCGACCTGCAAAAAATTTGGCTGCGCTAATCGAGCAAAAAGCCATTGGAAATTGGGAGGCGGAGGCACCCTGAAACTAATGCTTATACCCCGCCGTAAAAAATCATCTAAAAACAAAGTTTATAATCCAAACCCGCCACAGCTTGATCTGGACTATCTGGACCTGCCTGAGTATGAACCCACATCAGGACAACCGGACCCGTCTGTAGACACAAGTGAGCTAACATCTGATCAGTGGACTCCAGAGGAACTTGAACAGCTTCCTGCTTTCGAGAGCACTGAAGCTGTAAATGCTGTGGGACCCTCCCAAAAGACGTATCCCCCTGTCAACCCTGCGGATATGACAGCTTTTTCTGTACCGACAGAAGGAGAACCTGCCGCTACACCTACACAACAGCGGATGTGGGAAAATGAACAGCATTTGCTTGACATTGAACGGTATTGGACAAACAGGTCTCCAGACGAAGGTGCGCGAAAAGAAGGGGAAACCGCAGAAGAATATTGGCGTCGGTTTATGTCAGATCACTACCGTCAGGTAACGGGTGGTCGTATTCATGACGCGTATCTGGAAGCTTCGTATCTAGCTGCTGCGCCGCGTGAAGATGCAAAGCTTTTCGGTCGCATCTTGATGGACATCGAGAACAACGCGCCTGAAATATACGATATGGAAATTGATGAGGCTGCTGAAGCTGCGTTCGATTATCTGTATTACGGCCTGTCCGATCCTTTTAATATCGCTCCCATTGTTGTTTCAGGCATCGCAACAGGTGGTGTTGGCGCTCCTGTCGCTGCGGCAGCTACTGTTGCTACGACCAAACAAGCTGCTATTCAAGTTATGCGTAAGGCTCTGCTAATGCGGGGTCTTAAAGGCGTTGCTGGTAGTATGCTTATTGGTGGTGCTTTGTCTGCTGCGCAAGAACACGGAGTACAACGTGTTGAGAAAGAGGCAGGTGTAGACCCAAACACGCGCCAATTCACAAATAAACCTGCATCAGAAATTCCTACAAATATACAACGTAACTTGACGGCGGGTGCGTTAGGCATGGCTTTTGATGCCATTCCGGGTTTGGCTAATAGCTTGTACTTCTCTCCGAAAGCTCAAATCAATCGGATTATGCAGGCTAAGCGTTTAGACTCGAATATTGCTGGTAGAAACATTAAAGAACGTATCGCTGCGTCTCTCGAAACGGATCCCGTAGAGGGTAAAGTGCCAGACGAAGTGTTAATGACTGCTATGCGGATGGCAGACGATACAGAGAAAGTAACGAAACGGGCTCCTCCGATATTTGATCCCACTAATCCCGATCCTGAACTGAGTGGGGCGTTTAACATCATCGACTACGTTGATCCAAAAACAAAAGACAAAGCATTGATTAACATCGCTGCGCCCGAAATCCAAAAGGATATGGCGGATACGATGACGTACATTCTTGCGGATTTCAAAAATCGGGATCAGCTTGACTTGCTGGATTATACGGATATCCACGGCAATAAGCATACGATGCAAGATATTTTGCACTCTTATGACAAAAAAGAATTAGGAGTTACATCTGTACTCTCCCACTCTCTGTCTGCACTACAACGACGTATTGCTAATGCAGGCGAAGACATGACGGAAGAGCAGGCTGCAAAATTCTTGCAAGACTCAAACACTATTACTGCAGCTATCGATGCATCCGGTATCGATCCTGCTACGTTTATGAAATACCTGTCTTATTTTACGTACGACCCTGAACTACATGCAGGTAGCGTAATAAAGAAAAGTGCTCACGAAGCTGCTAAGACGCTCGGTAATCTCGGTGTTATGGCGCGTAATCTCAATACTTTTATTGGCGGAGACCCTCAACTACAGAAGCTTTTGAAGACGTACCACTCCGACAAAGTACAGGGTAAAATCCCTAAAGTGTTTGACCACTTCTGGCGTATAGCACAGAACTTAGATAAAGCCCGTATTGCTACGCTGACTTCACAGATTAGTACCACTGCCCGTAACAACATTACCGGTTTAGGAATGGCAACAGCACAGACAGGTGCTGATATAATTGACACGGCTATTTATCATGCAGGTATTGCTGCCGGCGCTATCAAGAATGGTAATGCCAGTTTCCGCGGTACTCTACGCGGGATGCGGGAAATGTGGGACGAGTCTGCGCAGACGTTTGGATATCTTCTCGGGCAGTCTAAAAGTCAGGCAGTTATTGATGCGACACTCGGTACAAAAGGTATCCGTGTCCATAAACTGCTACGTAGTGTACCCGATTTTCAACAGGGTCAGGGCAGTCAGTGGCTGAGTAACTATTCTAATTTTGTTAACACGTTCAATATCGGCTCAGACATGGTGTTCCGTCGGGCTTACTATGCTCGCTCACTAAACCAGTCGTTTAAAAAGTATATGCAACAGGCTAAAGACACTGGCAAACCAATTATGATCAATTGGAAGGGGGAGTCAGTAGAAGCTACAAGTCTGGATCAGTTCTTAGAGTCTGGTCGTCGCCTTCCAACTAAAGTTTTGGATGAAGCGATTGATGATGCTTTGCACCGTACGTTTGCAGGGGAAATCCCTTTTAAGCCCGGTCTTAGTGCGTCAACGTTTATTCGGGCTGCGCAATCTATTCCGTTTGTAACGACTGCAGCTATCCCGTTTCCCCGCTTTGTGGTTCACGCTATGCGTACAGCATGGGAATATAGTCCGGGTGATTTCTTTTCTAAATCGGCACGTTGGGCTTTTGATGCGGAGCTACGTTCAGCTCACGGTGCGGATTTACGTCAGGCATTTGCCAAAGCCACAGTCGGTACGGGTGCACTATGGGCAGCATGGTCTAGCCACCAATCGTCAGATAACAACAAATGGTATGAGTATAGCGATACACAAGTAGACACTCGCGCGTTGTACCCTTCTAACGTGTATATGGCTGCTACTTTTCTGTTCAGGTGGGCACTTGAAAGCTATGTCCGCGGTCCTGAAGAGCAAGAGCGTATAATCACACCGTATGAAGTTTTGGATGCTCTTGAAGGTATCACAAGTATTCCTTTCCGTACAGGTGCTGCTGGAGAAATCGCTAATAGTATTCGATCAATCGTTGAGACTGCGGGCGGTTTGCACGGAGACAGTACAGACTTCAAAACGGTACAGAGTAAACTGGCGCAGTTTGCAGGAGAGGTATTAGGTGGATACTTTACACCTTTCCGGATGGGTCGTGATGTTATGACGGTTATTGATCCGGAAGAAGCTGTGTATCGAGACACGCAGTACGCACTTGAAGACCTTAATGCGTATGATACTATTGTGCAAACTATTCTAGCTAGCAACTTCCCTACACAGATTGGGGATAACGTTATGTTTATGGACCGAGAAGATTTCCCTTCTCGCGTTTATGTACTGGATCATGCTCGGAAAGAACGTAATGCGCCAGTTGCAAAATTTGGCGGGATTACGTTCACCCCACATACGACAGTCTTTGAAAGGGAAGCAATTAAGTTGGGTATCACCCCGCGTGATATATTCCCCAAAACAAAGTCGGCTGCGTTTGACAGGCAGTGGATGTATTCATTACAGCAAGTGGCAACGCTTGAACTGCCGTACATCATGAGCACGGACGAATACCAAAATGCAACCCGTAATGAACAACAGGGGATGTTTCTAGCACCTATTCAAGCTGCTCGTAAGCGGGTCAAAGCTGCAGCTGCAAACATCACCATTGCTACGTATGCTAATGATGTAGTTAAGTACATGGATCAATATGAGCAGGCAAAAAAAGATGGCGCGTCTACTGAAGAGTTGGCAGAGATAGCTCATCAGGTTCACCTGAGAAAAGCTTATCTATACACAAATCCAGTAGAACGCGCCAAATGGAGGACGAAGTCTAATAGACAACAGTTAGCAGTAGAAAGTCGTATCCGAAAGGAGCACGAAGCTGTTAAAGAACGTGCCGCAAAGTACGGAACGGAGAACTTTACTTACGTCGATCTACTCTTTCTTAAAGGCCCTACTATGGAAGATACAGGGCTTTACGGATGGGGTAACGCTATCACTGAAGGGCGGGTTCCGTAACCTTTCATCGGTTATCTCCTGATCCGGACAAGACGCCCCGTTTCTTACGGTCCGTAAGTTTATCTACGTTCATAGCGGCAATCTCGCTCAGAGAGTAGCCGATATCGTGTGCCAGATTAGCAAAGTACCATAACGCATCTCCCATCTCTTTTGCTATCTGTTCGTTCCAATCCTCCGGCAAGTTTTCCCTGCCATCACGGAGGATTTTTTTAATCTTATCAACTACTTCACCCGTTTCACCAGCTAGCCCCAATGCAGGGTAGATCACGGCGTTTTCTAGTTTGTAGATTGCCGTGCTGATTGCAAACTGCTGATAGGTATCAAAAGAGTTACCGGAATATTCAGACATGCTTTCCATCCATTCGATGTACGTGTTTCGCTCGGTTTCGTTCATATTTGACCTGCTTTTGTAGTTGTGCAGTGTAGGCGTTGTCGTAACCTCTCTGCCATTCTTTATACTCCATTGTACCGGAGCGGTGAGGGTTAGCCGTGACAATCACGGTTGCTCCCTCACCATCCCGTTTCACAGTTTTAAGCCACTGTTTCTTACGTAAAAACGCTGTAACACCAGCTTCATATTGGATTTTAAGAGGGGGCCACAGGTCCCTTTTTTTCTTTTGGGGGTTTGTATTCTTTTTCATAGTAATCTTCCACTGCGGAAATTGGAATTGTGTAACACGATGCTCTGATTGTAAATCCGTTAGGTTCTACCGTACCTTTCTCGCGATACTGCGCGTTATCGAAAAACCAGTCTTTTGGGACTATCCCAAAAAACCAACCTGTTGTCAAGTCATTTTTAACCCGTAGAAATGCGTAGTAATCACACTTTTGCTTAGTGTTATATGCCGCAACATTACACGCATAGTCCGACTTTGGTATAACAGATGTTTGTTTTGTCTTAGCATCAACCGTCTTACCATCCGGTAAAATTAGATCGTAATCATACGTATTCGCCCATATACCGCCCAAAATGTTATGGGCGATAATTTCCCCGACGAAGCCGGCAAGATTGCCAGCCCCGCCGAGAATAGAGTTACGTAAACGACCCATTTCTGCTGCTTTTGTACGTGCCTGACCTAATTCTTCAAGCGTTACTTCATGGGTTATCAATACGTTATCTGCTTTGAATATCTACCACTTCGCATACGCCAGCCGTACAGGCAAGCTCTTGTGATCCTGAAGTAGTATCGCCACCAGTTTCATACTCTGTAAGCTTAGTCCAGTCAACCGACTTTGGACTAGCAGCTACACACTCGTTGTACCTTTCTTCATCACACTCTTGATATGGTGCTTGTGCGTACTCGTGTTCTGAATACGGAAGAAAGCTAATACCGCTGATGGCATCAAAGTTCTCGTAGACCCAATCACCTACCCGTAGCCATTCATGTTCATGAACGTTCACAGTGATGCTCGGCTTATGATCACACCAATAGCGTTGATACATACGCCAAATCTGTAGATGATGGATAGCAGTCAGGTCTTCCCGTGTCTTGCCTTCGGTGGGGGCTTGTACAGGAAATGAAAAAACCGTAGTGCTATCTGGCTTTGTAACGTCAGGTTCATTTGGTACTCCTACATCTTTCATAAACTGCGTCATCGGGTCTTTGTTATCAGCCCGTACAGTACGAATATAATGTTGGCTGTGGCGCGGGTGAATGCCACTCGCACTATCTACCAACTGCGAGACGGTACCACTCGGTTTAACACACGTAATTGCAGCAGACACTCGGATACCGAGTTTACTAGCAACTACAGCATTCATTTCCCGTGCGGCATTTCGCAACTCAATTAGTCGGGGCGGAGCAAGCTGTGTATCACTTAACATAGCGTGATCCATAATGCCTGTCAAACTGACTCCCAATAGCCTCTCGTCTTCGGTATTCTCTTTCCAGATTGGCCGAAGATATTCGAAGTCAGTAAGACACGCCTGCATCGTGCCTAAGATGGTTGCTAGCTGGACTTTCCGCTTAATACGGTCCATCGTGTCGTGTGCTCGCAACACAACTTCAGACAAGTTGCAGAATTGGTATGGGCGTAAAATAATTTCGGAACACGGATTGCAACCCCACATAATCTGTTCGCCCGATTGGTCCAGATTAGTACGGAAAGGAAGGTCTTCTACTTGTGCTATAGCCGCGGCACGATTAAAGATACCGCGCTCACCAGATTTGCTGTCATATAAGGACTTCCACTCGTTAAAAAAGACCTCCATACTCGGCTTACCTTTGTAGGCAACGCTGTTGTTAGCCAATGCTCGCTGGACGTTATCAATGTACCAGTTCCCCATTTTACTACGGCGCATAGCCTCATCTCCCAAATTCGATAGGGAAATAAGAGCGCTTCTGCGTACACCACCAACAACAACTACTTCACCAATCTTGCACATAATATCATGGCACTCGATGGGGTAGAGTTTCCTTCCACTAGCTTGCACCATAACGTCGGTGACAAACTGGAATAGTTCAACGAGCGGGGCAGGTCCACTAGCTCTCCCTCCGAATGTTTTGAGGGGTGCTCCAGCAGGTCGAACGTTAGTAACATCCCATTTGGGGACTGTTCCACTATATAGGTGCTCAAAGAGTTGTCGGAGGGCAGTTGCCCATCCAGCTTTACTATCCCCCACAACGATAACAGGACTATCGCTGCTGCGAACAGAGTTAAGGGCGGCAGGGACGGATGGAAGTTTATTGACATTCTCTCTTTCAACACTAAAGCCAACGCCCGTACCGCACATCAAGATGTACATAGTTTCATCAAAAGCTCGTGCATCATCAATAGGTACGTACGCACAATTATAGGAACAGACGTTACACCTGTCAAGTGCGGGGCCAGCAGTCATCATAGCCCGCATAGACGGCATGACTTCCAAATCATGAACAGCAGTCCAAAGTTCTTTCTTTAGCTCTATATTTCCGTAAAGCGCAGCATTACGCTTAGCTACCGTCTCCCACACGTAATCCATATAACGCGTGACTGTTTCGTCCCACATTTCCCGTCGGTTTTGTTCGGGTAGCCAACGGGCATAACGACTTAAAGCAATAAAATTCTGGTAGTCAGTTGGTAAACTCATTTAAGGTTTCTTTCTCTCCTTTTACTTTAATAGCGTGTACGTCAACGCCTTCTACATCATATAGATACTCTACAAGCATCCATACCAAATCTTGAGCAGCATTACCTTCTGCTGATGTATTGAACTCTTTTGGATCAACGGTAAGGTTAAGATTAATCTGTAGTTTCACTACTTAATCCTTCCATATCAAGCCTTAGTTGGCTACTTTCATGGATAACTGCCCGCCAAAACTTAGCGTACTGGATAAGTTTGCCAACATCTTCATCATCCGTCGCATTCTGTTTCTTACCTGCACGGAAGAGATACTTAAGCATATTACCTTTGCAGTAACCTACAAACTCTTCCGGAGTAAGTTCATCACGGATGATATCAATAACTTCTCCCCCACCTTTCAATTTGTAGTGGGACGGAGACGTAACGGAGTCGTGTACCATTATTGGGACTCTCCCAAATCAGGTTCACTATTGCCAAAATCTACAGCTACAACATTGCCTTTACGACCGACTACTGCTGCATCTTTCTCTTGTGAAGGCTCTAACTGCAGTTCTTCCAAATGCTCTTGTAGCTTAGCAAAAATTTCAGGGTCTTCATTTGACAATGAGATACAGGCTGCTGCTATAGTAGGCATCTCTGTAACGTTAAAATACTCGTCAATAGTGGGCATACGGAATGCTGATGGAATGAGGGTGACCATATCGAGATCACCCTCCCACTGACCCTGCTCGTTAAGCAAAGGTTCAATTCGCAGATATACTGCATCTGTAGTGAAAGGGTTGTCCATTGTCTAAATCCTGTCTTTAGTGCGTTTAACTTTGCGCCCTGCGAAGGGTACAAATGCCGGAATGGAAGGGCGCTTCTTCTCTTTTACCCAATCTTCCGGTAAGACTTTATCTGCGTAGCGGAAACCGTGTTTAACACACCACTGCGCATATGTGGTTTTCGAACCCTTATATATCATTTTTCTGGAATTGTCAAATACAAATCTGATTTCCAGTTGAGGGTGTTGCTGCTTAATCTTTACATGTTTGCGTCTGTCTGCTGATGTAAGCCTTCCTTTGTATTCTATGATGATGTTGTTAGGGAGAATGAAATCAGGTTTGTAAGTCCTGTACGTCAAATCTTCCCACTCAACACGGATTGTTTCATACTCAAACGTTATGCCGCGTTCTGTCAGCCAATCTCCAAACTTCTGCTCTGAACCGGAGCGGTACCCGCGTTTACGGGCCGCTTTTGTGTGTGCTCTCATGCTACTCCTGAAAATGCTTAATTAGGCGTTCTCTAACTATATACGCTACTTCTTCAGTTTCAGGAGTGTCCCACACTGCCCTACCCTTAATACAATCTTCATCTGTATGGGGATGATTTACCCCGTCAAACACCTCCCCACAAGAAAGGCATTTACACGCATCAATGATGAAATTCGCTATGCTGTTAGCTATTTTTGTACTGTCGCTCATAAGTCTACTGTATTTCCTATACTACTGTCACACAAACTATGACAAAAGTGATTACGCTAATAAGTAGTCCGTATCCCATTGCTATATTGTTCTCCGTTATGATGGTGTAAAATCGTCATCGTCGAAGTAGTATCTGACATACAGGAACGTAGCCAAAGCCCATGCAATTATTATTGCTGTTACCATATCTAGTCTCTCTATCTGTTCTTCGGGTCGACATAAGTGTACTCTACAATCTGTGGGTTTTGAGCTTTAGAGTTGGTAGCTGGTAGTCTCTCGATGTCCCAGCAATGGTCTTTGTAATCACACCAACCACAAGTGAAACACAGCTTTCTGTTACCTGTTGGTACAGACCTAAACGTTTCTTCTTCATCTTCAAAACAACGCCTGAAAACATTCTTATCCAATTCATACATCTTAGCTTCGACGTTGGCCAACTCAGCCTCTACATCTAAGCCTTCAGCGGGTACGTACTTGAATGAGCCCGACGTTTTGTCAATAACCCACCAGCCGCCTGCCTTTTGCCCTGTAGCTTTGGCATAAGCTGCTAGCTGTGCTACGTAGCCAAAATTGTCATCCTTTTGTAGAGACGCAAAGGAGTGGAACTTGACGTTGTAAGCATACGACGATGCGGACTTTACATCATCGATAGCCCCGTTAAGAGATAGATCGTAGTGACCTACCACTTCTCGACCTGCCAACTCCAGCACCACTTTTTGTGTTTCGCCGTACTCTATGTCGGCTTCACGAAGAAGTCCTAAAAACAACGCCTCAACTGCGTCGCCCAAAAAGAACTTAAATATCATACCATTAGTGGGGGCACGAGCTATTTCAGGATGGTTCTTCTGAAACCAAAGCTGGCAATACGGCCTACCGATATTCGACATACGAAAGTGGAACTCCCGTTTATCAATACCACTAAAATCCCGTTCCACTGATGTCCTTAAGTCTTTGAAAAGGTGGTCTTTATTTTCTTTTGAGAACTCTACAGCGCCAGACTCCATCTGTCTAAGCAATGCCGTAAGCTGTAATTCTACTGGATGTTGCATATAAATTCCGTTCACATATAAAGAGAAGAAGTGCCCCACCCGTACAGTGTGGCGATTACGGGTGGGGCAGAGCAGGGGACACATGCCTAAAACTCCCTGCTCTATCTGTTAGAACGGAATGTCGTCGTCAATCAGTTCATCGAGTGCGTCCCGACCAACCATTTCAACGGCGTCGTCGTCAGACGTATCCACTGCATTCTTCGCCCACTCACTTAAAATCCATTTGTTATGGGCGTTTACCCATTCCAAAAACGCTGTGAATGTCTCCTGTACTTCGGGCGTAATCACCTGTGTTGGCACTTCATCGAACTGACAAGACGAGTAGAACACCGTATTACCATTGTTAAGAGTGATCGGAACAACGGACAACGCTGCCGTGTATTCTACAGGTAGGTGGCCTTTTTCCACCACATTACTGAACGCGTTCTGAAAGACTTTGAAGGCGTCTTTGTTCACCATGTCGAATACGAAAGGGTGGTCAATGATGCTATCAATAGGCTGACCTGCGCCGTCCGTACAATCCTGCATTGTGATGGTCCCAAAAACGGTCCGACAACGTTTCACAGAACGGAGTAGCGTTTTGGTAGCTTCCGGTAGTGCGTTCCAATCGTCAATATACCCACTCGGCCTACCACAATTGAAGCCGCCTGCCGTGTCCTTAAGATCGCCCCGCAGATCAGTAGACATGACGGAACGCATAGTGGACCCTTTTCCGCCATCTCCTTTCGGCTGGATATAACGGGAATAAGAAACCCGCGTAAGATACGGACGGATAGTAGCGTTCTCCGAATAAGCCGACCATGAGCGGTCTGCGGCTTCCAGAAAATACGTTCCACCAGCAATGATTTCTACATTGCGCTTCTTACCTTTAATAACTTCTTCCCCCATAATCGGGGTTTGCTGAAGCTTTAGGCGCGAGAGAGTGCTACGGGAGCCACCAGCAGATGCGTCAGGGTCAATACCACTCGCCATAGCGAGTTCATGAAAATTACCGGAGTTGGTGTCGAGAGTTGCTACGTTGGTACTCATTTACATACATACTTTCTTTAGGTCCTGTCATAATTTTGAGCGTGCGGCTCAAATGCTCTGTCCATACACTACGGACAAGAGAGGGCGTTATATCACAAAATGTCCTCCATGTCAAGCCAATTTTTGCCGATCTTCCCTTCAACCAAAAGTGGCACGTTAAAATCCAAATCCCACTCTTCATCAATGAGGCTTTGTAAGTCCGCATTGATATCTGCAAGCACTTGTGGGATAGACGTAATATCATCCGGATGAACGTCCAGCACGATTGAGTCGTGAACACTGTTTACGATATATGATTGCATGTTGTGGGTGTCCATATAATCCTGTAGATATACTAATACTAACGGGACAATATCTCCCGTAGCAAATCCCTGTACGGGATAGTTCTTGATCTGCGTGAAGTGCGTAGGATCACCATTGGCCTTACGGATAACGTGAGAAAAGTCGTACTGTCGTCCAGAAGGTGTGGTAATCGTGCCCACATTCAATGCCTCACGGGCTAATTGAGAATGCCATGCTGCTATTCCTTTGTATTTCTCAATGAAATGCTTGTAGTAAGCTGCTACAGCCGGAGATCGGCCAAAGCCTGTCGCCCCGTACAATGGGGCAAACGTATGCGGTTTTGCTTGTTGCCTGTTTGTCTGCTCACCTGCTTCAGTGATAACCTTTGACGTATGGCTATGTACATCAAAGCCTGTCTCAATCTCGTGTATAGCTAACACGTCTTGTGATAGGAAAGCTGCAATACGAAATTCCAACTGAGCAAAATCTAAATCAGCTACCACACCACCCTTAAAACGAGACGTAAAAGCTCGCTTAATTGGGAAGGTCCCGAAACGGGGCATGTTCTGCATATTAGGATCAGAACTGCTGAACCGTGCCGTAGAAGTGGTAGTCTGGTTGAGATTTACGTGTAACAGACCGTCTTTCTTACAATTCCGTTCAATACCTCCTACAAATGTGGACAGATACGTACTTACTGCGTTATTACGCTGAAGCGCTTGTAAGAACCGTAAACTCTGCTCTTTACCAGCGCGTTGCGCAATATGCATTAACGTAGTAAGGGTTGTCGCATCGGTAGAAAACCCGTTAGCAGTTACCCAACTCTTAGTTGGTGGGATAAACCCTAAACCGGCTTTCTCATTCGTTTCTACATAACGTACACCTTCCCCGGAACATATAGGACATTTTGTCTCATTCTTGAAGAATGTTCCGTCCTTTCGTACTTTCCTGATTTTACCTTTACCGTGACAGTTCTGGCACCGGACGGCTCGGGTACGGAATATGATCTCTGTATTTGCATCGCGAAGCTTTCTGTATTCTGTGTCAGACATACGGGGCTCAAAAAGAGAAGCCCATACCATCCTGTTTGTAGGTTTACGAGAATACAAAAGGCTGGATAGCTGCAACGGACTAGCCAAATTTACAGGAGTGTCTCCCATAACCTCCTGCGCCATACGCTGCAAAAACTCCTGATTTTCAGTGTATTCGTTGTGGTATTCCTCTTTAATATTTTCAAGAGCGTCTTTGTCTACAGCAAAGCCGTTATATGCAATTCTGGCAATACAAAGAGTTACCTTATTTGATAAGCTAATCACCCTTTTTAAGCTTTGGTTTTCAGGCAATTCCAGCAGACGCTTCTGGCTATCCATTAACTGCCCTGTAGATACAAGATCGCCTTTAAGGTATCGTACTAGCTCATCATACTGCATATCAGCTACAGATACACCAGCTTTTAGTTGGTCAGACATAAAAGTGTCTTTGATAACAGATAATTGGTGACGTTCTCCACACGCACCCAAATTAAGAGGTTTCTTTACGCCTTTCAACAGGACATGTTCAGCAACCATCGTGTCCCAAACAGGACCATCATACTTGAACCCACAAGCCCACAACCATAACAGATCATGAACAATGTGATGCCCTACAAGATACTCAGCATTATCGAGCTGAATTTGCAGGTCTTTAGGTTTATGTACGACTTTTGAATGGTCATTATGGCCAAAGTTGAAAATGTCCGAGTCCGTATTGGCAGGGCTCAATGTACCCACCAATACCAATTTGTTGTCTGGCTCGAACGGATCGAGAAACTTTCGTTTATCCCGTACCGTAATCGTATTTTCTACGTCAAGAACTAGATAAGTCATCTGCTGTACTGTCTATGATTTTTTCTACCCGATTGTTTGCTTTTAGACAGGCCGCTGCTATTGTACGAGCAAAAAGCGCTAACGTTTTCCAGACCTGTTCAGCATGATGATCTGGTATCAATTCAATGCCGTGCTGTTCATATACATGAGCCGTCACATAATCTTCAATCAGTTCCGGAATATGTATAACATAAGAGCCGACGCAGCAACTAGACTGCGGTAGATAAAACTGAACTGAAATAGTTCCATCATCTTTCAATTCAGACTCAATATCCATCTGTAGCTGTACTTGTTGCGTAATAGGTTTCACGATACAAACACCTCAATTTCAGGGAATACACGCTTAATCTGTTTGACAATATCAAGCGCTAGTTCTCGATGCTCCAATTGGGTACTTTCATGCGTACGAACCATACAATAATGTATCCAGCTTCTGATCGTTCCTTTCATAAACAGTCTGGAATATGTTAAACCTTCCGGCAGAATGTTTCGGGCCACCTCTTTAGCAACACCGCGCTTTAACGCCTGATCATACGTTTCAAACGTTTCTTTGAGAATGCTGCGTTGCGCTTCGCGCCACCATAGCTGTAGCTGTTCATCGTCTGCCGGAAGGCTATTCTGTCGATTTGTGTGGTCCTGTAGACGGGCTTTAATAGGTGCTACGTGAGTTTCTGTTGCTGAATAGCGTTGTGACCATTCCTGAAAACGGAATGTCCAATGCCGTAGCAACTGTCGTCCAATAGAACGTGTGCACCCGATATCCATAGTTATGTCCACCATATCGAAGGGGGACCAGTGGGCATTATCATGTAGATATGTTAGTAGCTTGCTATTGTTTTTCCCCTGCTGTTGACTTGCGGGATTGGAAACACGAGCGTAGTAGACAATATGGTCTCCCAATGTATCTTCCGGCTGCGCGTTAATACGATGTGTGTATGCATCTAGTTTGACATTATGATCAGCCATTAATTTCTACCTGTGTACTTCTCAGTGTTGTAACTCCGGTATTTACCGGCAGCAAAAAACCCACACGTACCGTCCTGCTTCTGAAGCTGGAGACCGACCGGTGTGTGTACGATAGTATGAACATGCTCAATTTGAGCGGCAGAGTCTGTTGCCTGTCCGTTAACAGTGTTGGAAAACACTACAATTACACGTTGCGGTTCTGGAAACTGCTCCATTAAAGTTGTGGCCTGACTACGTGAAACGCCGGCAGCAGCAGACGCTACAGCGTTGTCTGATAGATTTTTTTGTGGGCCTCTAGCCATTTTTAATCTTCCACTTCATTTTCAAGTGCTTCAACGTACTCATCTACCATATAGAAGACATCGCGTAAGACGTAGAGCACATACTCTTTCTGGTTATTCCCATCCTCAAAGAAGGCCGTAATTAGCTCTTTAATGGGGTGGTTTTTGGACTTTTTCTCATATTCGTCATGCTTCATATAATCAGGCATAATAACCTCAATGTTTCGTAAGGGTTGTTGGTGCGTTTTGGGATGGCCCCAAATCTGTATCATCTATATCATCGTCGTCTGGATACTCTTCATCCACAATAACATTAATGATCCTACTAGCCTTAAAGATACTGTTAAACGTTTCTGGCATTTCAACCAAAGCGCGTGCTTCCTCTTCTTTATCTCCGTTAAGACCTTCAAGATACATAGCAGCAATCTGTGCGGAAACGATGACAAACTCTGCCGCGCTTAGATACGGAGTTACCCCGCGAGCTATGGCTGTATAACTTTGGTGCATCCGGTGCATAGCATCGTCTTTCTCGCTAACCGCAGTAGATATAATTTGGTAAATCTCCATTTCACGTTCGGTTAGAATCGACGCTAACGCTTGTTGCATTTTAGCACGAACGTTTTCTTTGTGTTCCATCGCATTTGCGTTGTTAGGCATAATATCTTCCAGTCTGTCCACTAAGTTCACAATGGATGACGCCATGCCATCCACTCAATTTGTTTTTCGCAATTGTTATATGTCGTTGTGGGTCTTCTTCTTCTTGCCCCTCCATCGGGGGGTTACGGGCAATTAAGAGCATGAGATCAGCTTCCGACGCTTTACCTGTCCTGCTGCCTTCCAACATACTCTGGTTAAGAACAATCTTACCTTCCGCTTCAGCAGATAGCTGTGACATGTAGAATACAGCGCATTCGTACTGTTTAGCAATCTGCCGTGCATAGATAGCGTTATCTTTTAGTGCTTGATCTTCACGTGCATATCCTTCCTTACTAGCAAACTTATCCCCCATATCTAACACCACAATGTCTGGGTTGTACGATTTACAGACACGCTCTACCCATGCCATATTTTTGCCTGTACAATCCACAATCATGATGTTTTCTTTGAAGGGCTCGAAGAGTTTTTTAGTCTCTTCTATGTTATCTTTGATGTAGTTGGCCGTCTTACCAATCGCTGCCGTTAGCATACGCAACCCTATACGATGGGTGCTTTCCTCATTACAGAGGACTATACATTTAGCTCCCTGTTCAGCGAAGCCGTTAGGCCCTGCAATCATAGAGCATTGAAAAGATGTTTTACCGGTGTTGGAACGTGCGGCTACAAATACGAGATGTCCACCGCTTACACCTTCGATACGACGACCTAACGTCGGGATATTAAATTTCCACTGCGTTTCAAGAGCGTTTGCTTCAATGAGCGCGTCTACTGAAAGATTTTCATCATCTACAGTGACGGACGGCAGGAAATCATCCCCGTACTCAGAGAGTAAATTCCGCAAACCATTGAGATTAGTTTGCTTGCCGTTTGTAAGGTCCAGACCAATGTTGGCAACTTTATCCCCGACATACTGCGTAAACAGCTTGCCGATAACGTCTTTGGCAACGTCAGCTCCGATGGGCTGCTGCCGCTTGAACGTTGAGAAAAGCGCCTGCCAATTGGTTCTGGCACCGTCTGCGAGTGTGGGATTGTCAGCGAAGAAGGTAGCTTCAATTTCATCCGCTGTTAAGGATCGTTGATACCGATCCATACTTTTATCAATTACACTCTTTAACGTTTTACCATCATCTGTAAACAATGCATCAGGACAATGAGTACGTCCGTACTGCTCATACAACTCTTTATCCAACAGTGCCTTTAATAAGGCCAATTCCATTCTGTCGTTACCCTTTCTTAGCTAATTAAGAAGCCCCCTTATAGCACACTTTGAAAGATTTGTCAAGTCATACTTTTGTACCGTATCGTTCTACCAGCTTTAGTTTAGCCCTTCTGCATTTTTCAGTTCTAACGGTGCCGTTACGAGCCGTTTCGGCTAGAGGGGTCATGACTGGTTATCCTTTCCAAAGGAGGGTTCAACATCTTGAAGTGGCCAGTATGCGTTGCAGTCTGTACCTCCCGTATGGCCATCAGGGAAGCCTATATAAGATTGCCACATAGACAATTGGGATGGGTGCCAATGCGTAGTATGCCGTTTACATTGCTTCTGTACGGGGCAACCATCGAAGGTGCACAGAGTGATATTAGCATTCATCGTACTCAGCCTTTCTAGTTGAGATCGTTTGTTGAAGTTCTTGTGAAGGTGCATTTGTTCAGGGGTAAAAGACGTTAGATCATCCTTTTTCGTAGTGTGTGGGCCATAGCTTTTAACTGTTCAACATCTAAATGATGTCTCATTTTAGGGTCTTGTTGAGGTACAAACCACATAACGTTATGCCCCATATTAGAAAGTGTACGGAACATCTCTATGCTCTTTTTCGCAGCATCTCGGTCGAGACATACGATTACATTTTTCGCATCTTCCCTACGGAGAATATGTCTTAACGCAAGGTGATCACGGATAGTTTGTGACAGATTTGTTCCTAACAGAGCTACACCAACCGCGTCGTACGCAATCTCATTTACAATCTCAGCAGAAACACAATCTTCCACTAAGATCATTATCTGGTCAGAAGTAGGGACCCTCCCTAATTCGGCAGCTATGTACGGCAATCCGCTGTCACTATAACGGTACCACTTTGGGTTTTGGCCAGAGTCAAGCGCGCGCCCTGCCGCATCTACTATTTTAGCAGACGCATTGTAGATGGGAAAGACCATGCGGTTGCGTTTGACATCTTCGTATATACGGGGGTGAGCATACGGAAATCTCCACATATGCATAAAACCTTTTGCGGAGTCTGAGAAGTTATGGGTGAACGGATAATCTTTCCATACAAATGTAGTCTCGGTCTTTGTAGTAGCTTCTGCACGATTGCGTATCCGTGCTATTTGTCTTGCTGATAGATTTTGCTCACTTGCACCTCTTGTGGGACAAGATGCTCTGTAACAATTCCAAAGCACGGTACCGTCAGGAAACCAACTTACAGACAGAGTATGTCGGTTACAATTCGGACAATCAATCCGTGTAGTGCCTTCATTGCCAGACATATCAGCAGTACGGAACACGTATTGGGTATCTGTAAGTTTCATATGACATACTCTAAGAGGATTAAAAAGGGGGAGAGTTTGGACCCCTCCCCCAAATGCTACGTGACTATGGTGTACTTACTGGAGTTTAGTCACGCATCAGAGAAGCAGGCACAGCCTCTACGCAGCTTGCGCCGGAGCTATGGTCCATACCAATGTACATATCACCGACTTCGGCAAACACGTCCATGGGTGTACCATTAGATCGGGT